CGAGTGGACGGCCGAGTCGACGGCCGAGCCGACGGCCGAGTCGACGGCCGAGCCGACGGCCGAGCGGACGGCCGAGTCGACGGCCGAGCCGACGGCCGAGTCGACGGCCGAGTCGACGGCCGAGTCGACGGCCGAGCGGACGGCCGAGTCGACGGCCGAGTAGACGGCCGAGCCGACGGCCGAGTCGACGGCCGAGTCGACGGCCGAGTCGACGGCCGAGCCGACGGCCGAGCGGACGGCCGAGTCGACGGCCGAGCCGACGGCCGAGTAGACGGCCGAGCGGACGGCCGAGTCGACGGCCGAGTAGACGGCCGAGCCGACGGCCGAGTCGACGGCCGAGCCGACGGCCGAGTCGACGGCCGAGCGGACGGCCGAGCCGACGGCCGAGCGGACGGCCGAGTCGACGGCCGAGCGGACGGCCGAGTCGACGGCCGAGTCGACGGCCGCTGGCGCGGGCCCGACGCGCTTCGCGAGCCACGCGACGATCTCCGGGTTCTTCCTCCACTCGATCGCGATGGCTGCCGCCGGCGCCGCGAACGCGAGCGCGAGCGGCGACGGGACCCAGACGACGCGCTTCGGCGGCTCGAGACCCGCGGCGCGGTAGCAGTCGGCGACGTGCCGCTCGAAGGCGGGGCGGTCGGCTGGACCGGTGCGTAGGCCGATCGATATCCAACGATCTCGCCACTCCGGCATCCGCGCCTTCTCGGCGTCTGTCAGGGAGTCGATGCGCGTGCGCTTCGCGGGAAGGTTAGTCTTGCGCATTGACCACATCCTCTTCGTGGTACTCCCTCTGACGAATCGCCTCGTAGGACCCTGGCGCCAGCTTCACCGGCGAGTGCCGCGCCGGCGTGATGGGAGCGCCGCGATCGCTCGTCACCTCGAGCAGCGCCCCGCCGCGCGCGGAGATCTCCAGCATTCGCGCCGAGCCGCGCTGGAAGAGTTTGCAGCCGCGGGCGGCGAGCTGGTGGCGATGCCCCGAGCTTTCCCCGTAGGCCAGGACTACGGCGCCGTGCTCGCGGGGGATCTCCTTGCCCTTGTCGGTGGGGGAAACGGGCAGGCGGACCAACGCGATATCGCCCTGGCGCACGACGTCGCCCGGCCTCATCTGCATCGGCTTCATCGCGACTCCTGCTCCGGCGCCGCCACCGGCTCGCCCAGCTTGGCCTTCGCCATGCGCGCTCGGAAGTTGGCCTGCGCGGCTCGGCCCCCGAGGCGACCTGCGGCGCGGGCTTCCTCCGAGGTGAACTCGTGGGCGACGCCGGATGCGTGGGCGGCGAGGCCGCCTTTGCGGGCGATCTCAGAGCGGAGCTTGGGGTCGATGGCGGCGAAGCCGCGAGGCTTGCGGGTGGGGGTTGATGGGGACTGCTGGGTTGTCGGGGGCATGGGGGTCTCCTGGTTTCGTTGAGGTACTGGGCGGATGCGCACGCTTGCGCACACGGTTTTACTGGCGTAGTAGTTGGGCATGCCTCGCGCCTACGCCGCACGAAGCCTTTTCGCCTTCACCTTCTCGTCCCTGGTCATCCACGCCTCGGTCGGAATGCCAGCGATGCGCAGGAGCGCCAGGCGCAGATCGTGCGAGTGGGGGCGCCGAAAGCCGATCGTCCAGAAGTGGACGGTGTTCTTGTGCACCCCAAGAACCGTGGACAATCCGACCTGGGTCCAGGACCCATCCCCATCCGCCTGGGCCGCGAAGAAGGCCCGCAGAAGCTTGGCCCCAGCCGTGTTCGCGAACCGACGGTGGTACTCGTCCATGGACTTTCGTATTACGCCCGTAGGCGTGAACGTGCAATGGGAAAATGCGAACCGGCCGTGTCGGGGGCCGTTTTCCGCATGAAACACCGACTCGATGGCCACCGGACGCTTACGCTTCTAGGCGTAGCCCCGCCTGATAGTGTCGGCCAAGTGTCAGCCCGTGCCCTCAATCAAGTCGAAGCCGAACGTGTCCGGGATCGCATCGTGGACCTTCTCAATGAGAAGGGTTCCGAGAAGGCTGTGGGTGAGCACACCGGCATCTCCCAGCAGACCGTCGGCAAGATCAAGAACCGCACCGCGACGCCCGGCTACCACACGGCTACAAAGATCGCCGATGCCGATCGCGTCCCGGTAGAGGTGCTGCTCGGCGGGGCACCGCCGGATCTGTATAGGGCCATGGCCTCTCGTCGGTGGGCGGCGCACGTGATCGCCGCTGTGAGCAAAATGGCGCTGACCATCCCTCGATCGCGCAGCTACACGCCCGAAGACTGGCACGACCTTCTGAGGCGAACGGATGAGTCTCTCGCGGAAATAATCCGCGGCGGCCCACGCTCGGGTCGGTAGTCCCACCTTTTTTCGCGACGCGAGCGAAACGCGTTAGCAACACGCGGCGTGCGTGGCATGGTGCCACGCACCAAACATGGCTAGGCTCGCTTCTGGGGTGCGGGAGAGCGTCGCTGCAGACACGTTTGCTTGTGCCCTCGACAGGCATCCGTTGCGGTGGAGCGAGCCCGCGATCGCGTGCGCCGAGACGTTCGCCGATCAGGTCGCCACCATCGACGAGTGGTGCTGGTTTCTTGATCGCATCGAGGCGGCGCTGACCGGTGTGCGCCGAGACGCGCCGAGCGTTACCCGTCAGTCCGCCACCATCCCGCTGCGTTAGCCGGGGCCCGTCCCAAGAATCGACATGGGGCGGGCGCTTTATTATTGCGCGTCACTACTACGGGCGTAAGCTATCCGTTAGCTGGAGGTCACGAAGATGCCCCGTCCCGCCATCCCCCCGCCCCCGTCCCCCATCACCGAGTGCGGAGCCTGCTCCGGCTCCGGCCGCGTCCAGTACCAGCGCGACGACAGCGACTGCCCGGCCGGTCCGTCGTTCGACTGCCTGGACTGCGGCGGCTCCGGAGAGCTCGTCGACTACGACGCCCTCGCATGGGGCCCGTCGACAACGCCCGCCTGCTCCTGCTGCGGCAAAGCCGACTGGCTGCCCTGGCCGACCGTCGATGGTGCCACACGCCTCGTGTGCAACGTGTGTGGCGAGTGGACGGAGGCGCCGACCAAGACCGAGCCACCGGCTTCGGTCCACTCGACGACACCATGCGGGCCCCCGGGCGACATGGAGGTCGCGTGATCCCCTGGCTCTCCAGCCGCACCGCCCGCCTTGCGGGCTTCGCCGAGATGCGCCGCGTCTCGCTGACGCTGGGCGCTCTGACCGTTCGGCTTCCCGTTCTTCGTACCCCCGACGAGCTCGCGCGGCTTGAGAGGGTGTGGGGTGCGCGCGGGTATGCCGTGTCCTCCGAGATTGAGCTTGTCGATCCGGAGGCCGCATCATGACCCCCACCGACCGCCTCCTCGACTCCCTCTCCGATCTCCGCGCCGGAGAGAAGATGTGCAAGCGCGCCGCCGAGTGGCGCCTCTCGATCGAGAGCATCCCCGGCAGCTACGTCGTGCGCGTCATGGTCGGCGAGTGCCTCGTGGCCACCGTCGAGGACCCATGGCTCGACCGGGCGATCCGTCTGGCCAACGACGCGTTCTCGGCCTGGCGGGACGCGGCGGAAGAGACGCGGCTGGGGATGGAGCTCAGGGCGTCGGTCGGGGTGGCTCCATGAGCCCCGAAGCCCGCGCCCAGCTGCGCACCGTCCTCGACGACGTCCGCCAGCTGCTCAACGACGCGAAGCAAGAAGAGCTTCGAGATCCGGCCGAGGCGCTTCACTCAGTCGCCCTGGCTGTCGGGCACCTCGTGATGGTGATCGAGGAGCTGCTGGAGAATGGGCCATGAAGGACCGCCTGACCCAACTCGCCATTCGCGTCCTGGACGCCAAAGCCGAGCGCCGACGCGTGGCCGAGGCCCGATGCCTCATTTCGGCCGATGACGAGAGCGCCATGCTCGAGTCCGACGACGCTTGCGAGGCGGCCAGGGCCAAGCTGGAGGCGGCGCACCGGGAGTTTTTCCAGCACTGGATCGACCTCGAGATCGCCGAGGGGTTCGCGTACGACACGGTGACGCAGACTGGGGTGAGCGAATGAAGCTGTCTCTCATCTGGTGGCCCGCATGACCGCCGCGATCTCAATCCGCGGGGCGCCGCCGCTCGCCCTTCCGCCGGGCCTTCACCCGGACGTACCTGCTCACCGCTACCTCGCACGCGAGCTCGGCGTGGTCCGCAAGACGGCCCTCCAGTACATGGCGCAATCGCCCCTGCACTACTACACGTGGGCGACCTCGACCGAGGACGAGGACACGCCGTCGCTGTCGCTCGGGCGCGCCACGCACATGGCCCTGCTCGAGCCGGAGCGGTTCGCGCAGGAGTACATCATGGCCCCCGACTTCGGCCCCTGCCGCAAGACGGACGACTGCGGCTCGGAGCAGGCGAAGATCAACAAGACACGCCGCGACGAGTTCCGCAGGGTCCACGCAAATCACGAGGTTCTGTCGGGCGCCGAGGGCGCTGCGCTGATGGGCATGGTCTCCGCGATCCAGCGTCACCCCAAGGCGAGTCGCCTGCTCTCCGGCGGGCTGCCAGAGGTCACGGTGGCCTGGGCCGACAAGGAAACGGGGCTGCCGTGCCGCCTGCGAGCGGACAGGTACCGCCCGGACCTGGGCGCGGTCATCGACATCAAGTCGTGTCGAGACGCGTCACCCCGAGCCTTCGCGCGCGACGTGGCGAAGTACGGATACGGAATCCAGGATACGCACTACCGCGCGGGCTTCGGCGCCATCGGCAAGGAAGTTCGGTATTTTCTGTACATAGCCGTCGAATCGGCGCCGCCTCACGCGGTGGCGATCTACACCATGAGAGCAGTGGACATTGCCATAACGTATGGGAGAGTGCGTGAGTTGATGAGAACCATGGCCGACTGCGTGGCGACCGGTAGTTGGCCAGGCTTCTCCGATGCCATCCAGGAGCTGGAGCTACCTGTCTGGTACTAGGGGCCCACCGATGACGCCACTGGAGAGATTTTGGAACAAGGTGGACAAGAGCGGGCCCGTCCCGCCACACAGGCCCAATCTCGGACCGTGTTGGGTATGGACTGGTGCGCGCATGGGGCCAGGCTATGGCGTATTTGGTCTCAGCACTGCCAGGCCTTCCGTGAAGGCCCACAGGCTGTCGTGGGAGTGGGCATATGGCCCGATCCCGTCGGGACCCGGTTTTCACGGCACGTGCGTATGTCACAGGTGTGACAACCCGTCCTGCGTCAGGCCGGAGCAAGGGCCGACAGGCTCGCGGGGACCGCGCCGGCCTGCGCCTGCACCCCGAGAGGGCGGCCCGCGGGGACAATAATGGGGCGCGCCTGTATCCAGATCGTCTGGCCAGAGGACAACGGAATAAGCCATCTGCGCCAGACTTTGCCGCAGTCGCTACCATTCGCGCTCGATATGCCGCCGGCGGCGTGACGATGCTGGCATTGGCCACGGAGTTCGGCGTCAGCCTAGCGTCGGTCAGTCGGTACATCCGGAAAACGGTACGGGTACAAGAATAGAACAGGAGAACAGATCATGGCCACTAGCAACGCCACGAATCAGGCAATGACGCCAGCCGCAAACGGCAGCGCGCCGATCCAGGAGGCCCCGAAGTACGCGAACACGCTGCACGCGTTCCTCGAGCGACAGGACGTCAAAGCGAAGCTCGCCGAGGTTGCAGCGAAGTTCATGAAACCCGACGACCTGATCCGCCTGGCGCTCATGGCGGCTTCGCGTTCCCCGGATCTGCTCAAGTGCTCCCCAGAGAGCGTGCTCCGGTGCCTCATGGATGCAGCGGCGATGGGCATCGTCCCAGGTGGCACCAACGGACGTGGCTACCTCATCCCTCGGGCTAACAAGCACACCAAGAAGCTCGAGGCCACCTTCGACCCCGGGTGGCGCGGTTTCGAGGACATCGCCCGACGCACGGGGAAGGTCGCTCGATTCGACGCCCACGCGGTCTACGACCAAGACGAGTACCAGGTGACGCTCGGTGACAATCCGACGCTTACGCACGTCCCCAACTACGACGTCGAGGACCGAGGCGCCATCGTGGCCGGGTACGCGATCGCCATCTACGTCGATGGCGCCAAGCAGATCGAGCCTCTGTCCAAGAAGGACATCGCGAAGATCCGCGCAGCCTCCCCCGCGAGCGGGACCACCGCGGGTCCGTGGGCCAACTGGGAAGAGGAGATGGTGCGAAAGAGCGCGATCCGCCGCTTGTGCAAGCACCTGCCCGTTTACGACCCGGTCATGGAGCAGGCACTGGCCATGACGGCCGACGGGGACTTCGACGACCGCCCCGCACTGCCGAGCGCGATGACCCCCGGGGACACCGCCTCGCTCGAGGCCGCGCTCATGGGCGGCGGGGCGCACGATCCGGCCACCGGCGAGTTGGTGGAGACCAAGCCGGAGACGGCGTCCTGATGGGCGCTGGGGAGGAGATACTGCGCCGCCTCGAGATCATCGAGGCGAAGGTCGACCGGCTGCTGGCCGCCGTCCCATCGGCCGCCGCCTCCGCATCTGGCGACGCGCTGCCCGACCACCAGCTCGACAACGCGTGGGCCGACAAGGAGATCAAGAAAGACCCGAAGCGCTACTCGGGCCCGACGATGGTCGGACTTCGCTACAGCCAGGCCCCCGCTGCCTGGCACGAGGCGCAGGCGTCCTTCCTCGACTGGAAGGCGGAGCAGGGGCGCAAGGAGAACCCGGTGCGCCTGAACAACAATGGCAAGCCGTGGCACGAGGCCGACACCTTCGAGGCCAAGATCTGCCGGGCGTGGGCCCGCAGGAACTCCGGGCGGCCCATGCCGGCGCCTGCCGCACCTGGGGCGTCACATGGGGGCGACTTCGACTCGGGCGGAGAGACGCCGTTGCCGTTCTGAGCTCCCCATGATCCACCTCATCGCCTACCGCTGCCCCATCCTCGGCGTCTACGTAGACAACCTCCCAGCCTACAACGCGCGCCGCGACGCGTGGCTGTTTGCGAAGTGGTGGCGGAGGTGACCCACTACCTCCTGCGCCTCCGCCGCGGCCTCTCCAGGACCGCAGCGACATCCTACTTGCAGGGCTGGTCGTCCTTCTACCGCGGCGTCGCGCTCTGGTACGACCGCGCCCACGCGTTCGCGATGTCCCGCAGCGACGCATTCCGCACGGCGCGCATGTGGGGCCCGGACTGGCGCGAGGTGGTGCGGGTTGTGCGGGTGGGAAGGAGGCGGGGGTGATGCCGTGGCCTGATGTGGTGCTGTTTCTCGCGGTGCTCTCTTTCATCGGATGGGCCATCTGGTATTCGGGACAGCCATGATCTCCCCCACCCAACTCGCGGCCATTCGAGAGCGAGAGCAGAGGGCGACGCCGGGGCCGTGGACGTCAGGCGGAGCATACGTTCATGCGACGATGAAGTGCCCAGGAGAGGGTGAGTGCCCATTCGAGGACTGCGAACTGGACGAGCCAGAGCACGAATTCGTCATCGCTACCTGCGAGCAGGACTATGAGGCGGACCGGGACATCGACGGGCCGTTCATCGCCCACGCCCGCACCGACATCCCCGCCCTTATCGCCGCGCTCGAGGAGCAGGCGAGGGAGCTGCGCGAGCTGGACGTACCGTTGCCGGTGGTCGAACTCACGAAGCTTCGCGATGAAGTTCGTGCGGATCAGGACAGGCTGTCAGTCACACTGGCGATGGCGTTCGACCTTGGAGTCAAGGCAGCCCGCGCCGCGCTGGCGGGAGGAGAGGAAGGATGACCATCGACGATCTTCGAGAGCACGTACTGACTACCGGCTGCCGCTGCACGAGCGAGGCTTGCAGTGCGTCGGTCGCAACGAGAACTCTGATTGCTGCGCTGGATGTGGTCGAGGCTGCGGAGCGCTATCGGAACGCCGACGCACCGTTTCCCGATGTGGAGCTCGACGCCTTCGACGCGGCGATTCAAGGATCGGCCCGATGACCGCTGATCTGCGGAAGATGGCGCCGCCCGAAGGTGTGGAGATCGTCTACGAACGTGACCAATGGCGATTCAAGTCCGCATGGGCGACCGGTCGACTGCTCAACCCGGAGGGACCGACGTACGTGCGATCCGACATCCACGAAGCTTCGCTGGCCCGAGCCGCGGACCTCGACAAGGAGCTCGACGACGTCTGCAAGACGCTTCGTGCTGGCGAAGAGACCGCGTACGAGGCCGCCCATCGCGTAGTGACCGACCGCGACGACCTGCTCGCGGCGCTGCGGAACCTGACGCGGATCCACACGAGCAGGGAAGCGGACGAGCTGCTGGCGAGACTCGATCCGCGTCGGGAGGCGGGGAGGCGATAATGCGCGCCCTCAGCGGAACCTCAAAGGATGGCAAGCATACGTGGGCGCTTTGCACCTACTGCGAGGATGACGGATTAGTGCGTTGCGGTGGGCTGCCGCCGCTAGAGTGCCCGATCTGCTTCGGGTCGAAGCACGACTACCGGAGCGAGGAACGCAGGGCGAAGGATTCTGCATAATGCGCGCCACGTGCAGCCATTCCGGCCCCAAGAATCGACCATGACGCACTTGACGTGTGGCTACACTGCGGCTACAGTACAGGTATGAGCAATTCAAGCCTGCACCATACCGACTGCGTCGAAACCCCGTGCACGTGCGGAGGTTCGTGGCCTCGACCGATCCTCAAGATCGGAATGCGCGTACACCTGACAAGGAGCTACACCAGGGGCCGCGACATGGAGTCGTTTCTGGCCGGGGAGCGAGGGACGGTATCTGCCATCGATGGGCCGGATACGGCTCTCGTGCGCATGGATGAGGACGACATGGAATACCCCCTGCCGCAGAAGATCCTCGCGCCCAGCGGTACCCGTCGATGAGCCAGCTCGCCTACATGACCAAGCGCGGAGCCGGGGTCGTCCTGCAAGGGACGGCCGCGGAGCTCGGCACCCGGATGATGCGCCTGCGGGCGAGCGCCACTCTTCGCAGCGACCACGGTGCCATCATCGGCGAAGTGCGCGAGTGCGAGGGGGAATGTGATGCGCCTTGCCCTGGCAAGGGTTGGCACTGCTTCTACGACCCGACGGGCGACAACGTGCGCCCGGAGCCCGAGGACGATGACGAAGCGTAGGCGCCCACTCGTCCACATCTCCCTCTCGCCCGACGCCATCGCGCGCCTGGACGAGATGGCAACGCGGTGCGGCGAGACCCGCAGCGGCATGGTCGAAAAGCTCGTGCGCGAGACCGAGATGCCGAGGCCACGCACGGGCTATGCCACACGGAAGCCGGATTCAGCATAATGCGCGCGAATGTTCAGGAGGAACGGACGATGCAAACAGAAACATGGTACTTCGTGACGCGAAACTTCAAGTGGCAGTCACACGGTCAGATCCACACGCACAAGGACTATCTGGTCGGCGTGCGGTACCCGGTCATCAGTGATGGTCCGTACTGCGGACCGAACCCAGAGATGATTACGTGGGTGCCGGAGCCGGAGAATGCCTCGCGGTGGGATACGGAGTGGGGCGCGTCGGTGGCAGCACGCGCAACCCGCGACACCGAGGCGAAGGTGGAGAAGAGGACGGTCACTGTAGAGAAGATCGCCGCATAACACTGCGCGCGAAGGAGGATGAGACGATGGGGACGGAGCCAAACAAGTTCGGAGATACGTTCCACGCGCATCTCGGCGTCTGCGAGCAGTGCGCGGATCACCCGTTCGACCTTTGCCCCACTGGCGCCCTTTTGCTCCGGTCCTCTGCGACAGAAGCTATGGTGAAGGGAGAGACCTTCGCCGAATGGTCTACGGGTCAGCGGCACTGCCGCCAGTTCGGCCGAGGGTGCAGACTTCTACAGGAAGGCGGCACGTGCGTGTGCACGTGTTCAAGATGTACCAAGTAACCCTGCTGCCGCAGAAGGGCCGGAAGGCCATTGCCGTCATGCCCGACGGTGGGTGGGAAGGCAGCACATTCCCGTGACTGCACTGCGCGCGATGTTCGGACGAACGAAGGAGATCCTCAGTGAGGGCAAGAAGGGACCGATGAGCAAGCGACCGACGTGCGATACCCCTGGATGCGGGAGGCCGATACCGAAGGGCGGCGAGGGTCACCCGGAGATATGCCCGGTGTGTCTCGCCGCTCTCCAGATGCATCGGGGTTCATGGGAGGTGTCGGAGCCGGTCCCCATCCGGCTCGAATGTCCCGCGTGCGGCGAGCTTCACGTAGACGAAGGCGAGTTCGCCACGAAGCCGCACCACACGCACGCCTGTCAGTCGTGCGGCGCCGTTTGGCGACCTGCAGTGATAGCGACCGTGGGAGTGCGGTTCCTCCCAGGATTCAAGAACACGTAGACAAGGCCCCCGCGCCACACTGCGCGCCATCTGAAAGGAGACCTCGATGCCGGAGCAAGAGAGATGGGAGGCGGCGCTTGAGGACAAGCTATGCGGGTCGACTCCGGACGAGGTGCGTTACGTCGTCCGTCGGCTTCGTGGGTGGCTGGTCGGGTACTGTGCCAAGTGCGGCCTGTACTCCGACCTCCACAAGGGTCCGCCGAGATGTGCGTGCTTCAAGGAGATTGAGGTCGGTTAGGCCGCGCCCCACTGCGCGCGAGGCGCTATGGCTAGGCGTCCCCGGACGAGAAAAAGCCCCGGCGGCCGAAGCCACCAGGGCGGTAGAGGTGCCCCCGAAACGCCGCAGCGCAGGAGGTCGCGCGACGAGTCGGGGGCGAAGGAAGTGCTGTGGGGGCCTAAGCCACTTCGTCTGGCGGCTCGGGCGGCGGGATCACTGGGATCTCGTCGGCGGCCTGGAGGATGGCGGCTTGGGCGAGGGCAGCGGTGCCGCTCCCAACGGTGAGCGCGTGTAGCTCCTCGAGCGTCCCGTTGAAGACATCGCAGTCGACCGGGACGCCGCTCCAGAGTGACTGCGTGCCGCCGGACGACTGCCAGAAGCGCCAGGAGCCTCCCCACGGGGCGATCGACGCCGGGGCCTCCCCAGCCCCAGGCCACCTGTCCGGGTGCGTATACGAGGCCGCCCAGAGCGGGTACTTGGCGAACGCGGGCTCGCTGGCCAGGCCGACGTGGGTCGCCCAATCGGGATAGGTGTACACCGTCGGCAGACGGCCCCACAGCGTGGTCGCGGCGTCGAGGTAGGCCAGAAGCCACGCGCGGATCTGTGGCGCGCTGCAGCCCCACCGGTTCCAGTCGGCGGGCTCGGGCCACTCACAGTCCAGCATCGGGCCGAGCTCCCCGTCGTGAGAGCCGAAACCCCTGCACAGGTCGAAGTGGTACTTGGCCTGGTCGGCCGGGTCCCGGTTGGCCTTCGTGGTGTCCGGCGGCAGGGGGAACGCCACGTGGTAGGCGCCCACGATGAGGCCAGCGGCCTGGGCGCCGGCGACGTTCTTGGCGAACATCGGATCGGGGCCGGGGGCGTTGCCCGAGGCGCCCTTGACGATCGCGAAGCTGCAGCCGGCGGCGGCGACCTTCTCCCAGGGCACGTCGCGCTGGATCGAAGAGACGTCAATACCTCGGAGCATCAACCCTCACCGTTGTCGTACGAGTCCAGCCGCGTCTCGCTGACGCGGCCCTGCTCGCGCTGGTGCCAGGCTGCGAAGGTTCCACGTGACACAAACCGCGTGGAGTTGCAGCAGGCACACGCCGGCTTGTCCCACGTCGGCGCGCACGCGGGACACCGCAACTCGTGCAGACCGGCGAGGGCCGCCGCGATCTCCTCTTTCATCATCGGCACGGTGTCGGCAGACTCGTACCGTCTCGGCTGCGGGGTGTTGGCCATTGCTAGATTTCCAAAAACGCCCAGCTTACGTGGGCGGGTACGTTCGCCAGTTGAAGCTCGAGCCGCGCCAGGTCTCGGTGGATGACGGCCGACTCCACGAACCACGTGGCGAGTTCGGAGTCCAGCGGCCGGATGTGCAGCCCCCCGGCATACGGCTTGCGGAATCGCACCGGGAACTCGACGGTGTGGCGAACGGACTCGGCTTCTTTGATCGACGCGCGGATGGTGCGGCCGTCGGTCAGGAGGAAAAAGGTGTTAGCCAGCGTTAGCTCTGCCGCGAAATTCAGGACGTGGCGGCTCACTTGCGCTTCGCCCCCGGGCGCTTGCGAATGACAACGTGCTCGGTGCCGTTGCCCGTGTTCGAGTCGAACTTGGCGGCGAACTCCACAGCCTCCACGGCGGTCTTGCCGAACGCCATGGCAGCTCGGGCGAAGTCGCCGCCGGAGCCCACGGCGAATTGCGGATCCATCACGCGCACGAGCGTCGGGCGGGCGCCCTCGACGATGAATAGATGGCCCGTCCGCGCCTCCACCGCGAGGCCGTGCTGACCGGGAGCGGATAGCTCGGGGCGCTCGTCGGGCTTCGCGCCACCGGACAGCCACTCCTTGCACATCTCGGCGTCGGCCGCGCCGCCGGCGTCGCCGTACCAGAAGCGGCCGCACTTGTGGATCTTGCTGCAGGCGGTGAATCCGTTGCCGGTGTCCATGCGCCGGTCGGCGGCGAGGGTGGCGCCGTCCCACGCGAGCGTGGTCACTTGCTCACCGCCGCTAATTCCGCGATGGCTGAATAGATTAGGAGATCCTGGATCTCGTAGGCGCGCTCCGTTCGCCAGTCACGCCCGTCCTTCGGGTTGAGCAGGCCGTAACGCTGCTGCCCCACGAACAGTCGCCGCGCGAGCACGAGCAGCACTTCCCGCTCGTTGGGACCCAGGGCCGCCACGGTCTTGGCGATCTCGATCGTGACGTCGGACTCGTTCGGCATGGGCCGCGCCTCCTACTTCCTGACCCCCAGAGCCGTCCCCACGAACGCGCCGAGCAGTGCGGGCGCTATCATCCGATGGTCCCCGACGTACGCGACCACCGAGAGCGCCGTCAGGGCGTAGAGCGCCACCGACCAGCAGGCGGCCGACCAGCGACGGCCTCCCGAGGCGTGGCTCACGCAGCGCACCCAGCAGACGTCGCTCGTGGTTACCGCGACGAAGACGATGAGCGCGCGCAGAAGCATCAGAGTTCGACTTCGCGCGGCGTCTCGGTCTCGTAGTAGCTGCGGAAGTTGATATCGACGTCGCGGACAGTTCCCTCACCTGTCAGGGCGTACCTGACCGCCCAGCCGCCGATCGTCGGCGCGCCCCCCAACGCCTTCCCGAAGCTCGAACCCCCGCCCTGGAAGGTACCGGATGAGAAGCAGTGCACGCCGCGAGACACGAAGTAGCAGGCCTGATGCCAGTGCCCGGTGAAGAGCATGTCGGGCTTCCGTCCTACGGGATACGCCTCGACGTGCTTCTGCATCCCGTACGTCAGCGCGTACGCCGGGCCCTTGAGCGGATGCCAGAGCTCTACCACGCAGCCGCGACGCTCGCCGGGGGCCTTCAGCCGGATGTACGCGCCCCGGGCCCCGAGAAGCTCGAAGTCGTTGCGCCCGCGGGCGCGCGCCATGTCGTTGAGCGCGTAGTGGACGACGAGCCCCGACTCCTTCTCGAAGGTCTCGTCGTGGTTGCCCGTGATTCCGATGTAACGAAGCCCCTTGTGCCGCGGGAGCCCCGACAGGAAGTCATCGGCCTGGTCCTTGAAGCCGTGATGTGTGAGCTCCCACCGGCCGTGCCGGTAGCAGCCGTCGAGGTTGTCGCCAGGCAGCAGGATGAGCCGGACGCCGCGCTCGTAGGCGTTGCCGATGAAGTCGAGCAGGTAGGACCGGAGGTGGTACTTGCTCCCGAAGTGCAGGTCGGACGCCACGGCGAACATGCGCGGCTCGCCTGGCTGCGAGACGACCGAGATGTCGGTGACGTCTGATGATGGCTCCGCCGGGCGCACGGCCACGGTGTCGCCGGCGAGATCGACCCCGTAGCCCGCTGCGCGCGCTTCGGCGATCGTCTCGCGCAGGCGCTTGGGAGAGACGTCGAGGTAGTCGCAGAGCGCCTCGAAGGACTTGACACGCTTGATCGCGGCCATGAGCCGATCGACGCTAGCAGCCGGTTCGACGGCTGGACGCGATGGCGGCGCAGTTGGAACGGGCGCGGGCTCGGCCTCATCCTCGAACTCGATCGGGATCGCGATCTCCGCGGCCCTAGCCGATTGCGCCGCCTCGCTCGACTCGATCCGCTTCTGGTGCTTGTGCTTCCAGCCGTGACGCAGGACGTACAATCGAGCGGTGACCCCTGACTCGCTGAACGCCCGTGGAAACAGCTTGTTGAGTTCGACCGTGACGCGAGGAACCGACAGCGTCTGGTACAGGCGCTCTAGCGCCGCGTCCTCCTCGGGTGACCACCTGCGCAACTTCATGCTGGGTCTCCTGCGTTTGGCCGCGCGCGACTACTCCGCGGCGCGATCGACAGCCCCCGCGAGCGAAGTACGCTCGGCCTGCATGCGCTCGACGGCGATCGCCAGCGCGCGCTCAGCGTCTAAGAGAGTTTTTCTCGGGAGCTGATGGACGCGCGCGTACACCCAACGCTCCGCGAGGAGCAGGACGCGACGCTCTGTCGCTGTGGGCGCGGTCAAGAGCGCTCACGCCCGGCCGAAAGCCATGCGTTGAGCACGAAGACGCCGAAGGCCGTCGTGCAGAGGAGCACCACGGCGTACCTGAAGACCGCAACAGCGATTCGATCAACCATCCTCGGTCTCCGAAAAAGCAATGATGAATACGAGAATCGCCATGCAGATCAGAATCACCGCGATGGCCCACGGGTGCTGCCGGATCATGGGTCACGCGTCCGCCTCGCACGGGTCGTAGAACGCCGGGCACACGTCTCCCGATGGCGCTGACGCCGGTGGGGCGTCAGGTGGGAGAGGGGGCGGCTTGGGCGCGCGGACCGTCAGGGTCGACGCGAAGGCGACGGCGGCCATCCAGGCGACGGCCGCGCGGATCACTCGCCAGACGGACCGGGCGTTGGGCTCCAGCCGTACACGTCGGACTCGCGGCTGGGCATGCAGACGGGCGCGCACTGGGTACCGTGGAGGTCCGGCATGCGGCAGGGGAACCGGCACGCGCTGTGATCCGGGCAATCCGGGTCCGCGTGGCACGCCTTGGGGTGCGGTGGGTAGAAGGGGCCAACGGTGCAGCCGGCCAGTAGGAGCAGCAGCCACCTCATGGGGCACCCGCATCGCAGTGGATGACCAGCGGCGTCCCGTCCGGGTTGCGAATCAGCCGTGCTTTCGTGATTGCGTCGTCGACCTGACATCCGCCATCCGGTGTGGCGTCGGGCGCGACGGGGCCCGGCAGTGGCGGCTTGCAGGCGGCCGCGCCCTCGCATCCGGCGAGAATGGCGAGCAGGAGCCAGCGGAGGCGGATCACGGGCACACCGCCATGGGCCACAAACTCCAACAAGCCTTCAGCCACGCCGAGGAGGCCCACACGGCGCCGCCGTCGGCCCAGCCAGAGCCCCAGGAGTTCTCGACGCGAAACTCGAACGAGCCGTCGGCCGCGGTCCGGTAGCCCGAAATGTACATCGCATGGCCGCCGCCCTTCGGGTCGCTCTCGTCGGGCGGCTGGGCGATGCCCGTCGCGCCGAGGTTCTCGAATGCCGACCCGACGAAAGTTCCGAGCCAGATGGGGATCCCTGCGTCCAGGCAGAGGGCTACGGTTGTCGGGGCGCTGTCGTCGACGGGAATCTGATACTCGCCGCCGATCAGGTCCTGCCCCGCAATCTGGAGCTCTGAGACGACTGGCTCAGGGAAGCCGTAGCCGTTGTCGTCTGGGACGTCGCTGAAGCGCCCAACGGTCGCGCCCATGGGGCAGACGCCCCACTTGGCCATCGCCGTGGCGTCGTCCTGCAGGTCGGCCCCCTGGTCCTGCAGAGGCGGCAGCGGCTGCCCCGGTGGCGTCGCCGCAGCCCGGACGTCCGCGTATGTCGTAGACGCAATCTCCCTCGGGGAGGGGACGAAGGTCATCGGCCGACCCTTCGCGTTGCAGGCCGTCCAGACGGCCCCAGCGGCGCTGTGGGCATGGCAGGTGGAGCTCTGGCCTTGGTCCATCCGTTGACACGGGGTCAGACTCGCCGCCCCCTTGGGAACGGCGCCGAGGCCCAACAGATGCGCCCCGAGCCGGTGCGCAACCTTCTCAGGCGGCGACCGGTGCAGGCCCCTGGAGAAGCTCAAGGCGCCGCCTTCATGGCTTTGCGCGTCGCCTCGGCCTCGTGGTAAGCGGGACTGGTCTTCACCGCGGCGTCCTCGGAGGCCAGGAGCGCCATGATGACGCTGAGGGCATCCGAGCCGCAGTCGGTGGCCATCTGGGCGACGGAGTCGCCCTTGAGGGCGTCGGCGGCCACGCAGGCGGCCAGGGCGGCCGAGGGCGCGACGAAGGGAACGGCTTGGGGACAGCCGACGTCAACGAGAGCCAGCAGGCCGCAGAGGGCCACGGCGGCAGGCCAGGAGCGGATCACTTCGCCCCCGTGACGCTCGGCGAGAAGAACCCGAGCAGGGTCTGAACGATCGGAACGATCCCAAGGACAACGGCCGGCAGGACGAGCTCGCCCGACGCGTTCTCCTTGAGGCCCCACGCGAGCACAATGCTCACGAGAGACACGAGGACCATGGCCCAATGGGGGAGCTTGATATTCGACAACATGATGCTTCTCTCCTGTGCGCGCCTTGGCGCGCGGTTGATTCGTTCGCCGAATAAACGGCCGTTATTCGTGCGGCGGTTACTCGCCGCGCCGGCTGCCGAGCCGTGGCCGCATGGGCGGCGGGGGAATGGGCGAACTGGGTGGCTCTTGCCGCGGTATCGGGCGCGCCGCGGTCATCGATGGGACCGACCCGGTGCGCCTAGCGATCGCGTCGAGGTACGCGGTCTGAACGTCCAGGACGGCGTTCTGCTGGCGGAACTCCTCGCGTAGCTGGGACTCACGCTCAAGTCGCTCGAGCTTCCCCTCGAGTCGAACGCGCTCGGTGCGCTCGTCGGCGATGGTGAGCTCGATCTTGGCGATCTTCGTGAGCGCTGTGTCAGTCTGCTGGATCGCCGTCGAGGCGCGCTCCTCCGCCGTCTTGAGGCGCCCGCGGAATGCCCCCCAGGCGACGCCGACCCCGAACACCGCGCCGATGAGGGCGCCGATGACCTCGAGCCAGCTGGGCACGGCTAGTGCCCGAAGTGCGCGAGGATCCGAGGCATCCACGCCGCGATCGCCGCGCTCGCGAACAGGCCGCAGAGCAGGGGCCACACCCAGGGGGTCACGCGCTGGGCGCGCACGGTCTGCTGCAGGTCCACGACGGCGTCCACCAGCCGGGGCCAGTTCTGACGGAGGAAAGCCGAGTCCGACCCGTAACGAATGGCGACGTCCATTGCGGTCGGACTGAGCGGCAGTGGCGCGAGCTCCGGAGGCGTGCGCGAGAGCCTCGGCCGATTCCCGTTCAGTTCCTCGTTCGTGCCTGACAAGCGCGTGTCCATCGTCCTCTTGGCCGCCGGAGATTCGGCCGGCGTATCACCTTCGCTCATCGGGTTTCGGCGAGGGCCGCCACGTCGGCTTGACGTCGGACTTCGTAAACCGGTCCTCGAGATCCCATCGTGGGATCTCAAGCGGCTTCGGGGCCCGGTCCGGCGGGGGCGGGAGCAGCGTCTCGGCGCGACCAGTCATGGCGCCGCCTGCGCAAACTCGATGCACCAGTTGAACTGTTGAAATCCCGATCCGCTCACCCACGGATCGGAGTCCCGAAGCAGTCCGCAGCGGCCGAGCGGAAACCCGCCGGTGTTTAGGCCCGCGCCGTACAGGCGATCGGAGTGGTGCGCGTAGGCGATCGTTGGTGTCCCGACGGGGGAGCGCGCCATGGTGAAGCTGACTTGATTGCCGGAGATCGAAGGCGCACCGACGCCGATCGGCGAGAAGCCGATGCCTCCCGACGTATACGCGCCGTTGCCTGTAGAGCCGTTGAGGCTCACATGGGTCGAGTCCACGAAGGTCACCGCGGACCAGACGCCGTTGGTCGCCGTGTTCCCCACGACGGCCGTCAGCGCGTACGGGTCTCCCGTGTTCAGGCCGTGCGGCGTTGTGAAGCCGATAACGATCGGCGATGCGTTGGTCGCGCTCGAGACCGTAAGCAGGCGGTCGTACGCCTCGAATCCCTTGGCGCCGCCCCACCACGCGTTCCACGGGGTGCCGCCAGCGTGCGGAGGAGACGCAACGCCATCGAAGACGAGCGGTCCGACCGGAACGTTGAAGGTAATCGTGACGGCCGTTCCGACGCGCACGACGGACGTAGGCCAGAGCGGCGTCCATGTGCCGGTGCGCTCAATGATCCAGAAGACCTTGGCGTGCAGCTCGCCGAGCGGCCCGTAGTTCTGCATGTGCTCGAAGGTGAAGGGGCTATACGCGAACTGGTACTGGGGGCCGACCAGGACCACCAATCCCGGGTTGGCCACCGCGGCGGCCCAGAAGGCCAGGGCCGTGACGTTCTCGCCGACGTGAAACGACTGCGGGTTCTGATTGCACTGCGTCCCGAAGAGGTAGACGCCCACCGTCTGGCCGGTGATGGTCTGCAGGTCCGTCTGGTAGTTCGACGCGAGCGTCGCGAGCTGCGTCGCGTAGCTGAGGTTCTGGTTCTCGTCGTCGGTCTCGCCGTGGCGAAGCATCACGGCGCGCGTACCGAAGGTGAGACCCGCCAATCCCGCGAGCCGCTTGATCGCGCGGCACTCATAGAGACTCGCAGCGTAGGACGTCCCGCTGCCGCCCTTCTGGATGACCGACATCGGCTGCCCGCCCACGCCGACGGTGCTGGTCGCGATCCGGTAATCGTTGTAGTCGTTCGCGATGGCGATACGCGTGACCTCGTTGGCGAAGCTGATGTCGACCGCGTCGCTCCCCTCGAGGTTCGCCGGGTACGCGGTCTGACCTGGCCCCGTAGTCCTCTGCGGCCCAACGAGCGGCTGCAGCGAGAGCGTTGCCGCGTTCGGGAGCGTGATGTCGTACGTAGCCGATCCGTCGTGCAGCATCTTGTTGTTGTAGGGCTGCGTCGAGATCGAGACGTTGCTCTCGGTGCTCACGCTGAGCGACTGACCCGTGCTGATGACGTGATTGAGGCCCCACTCACCCGCGGGACCGAGGTTGCCGAATCGCGTGGACCTCACGGGGTCCCGTACGTGATCTGCGCGTAAGAGTGGAGCAGCGAGAGCTGGTTGGCCGTAGGTCCGCCCGTCGGCGCCTCGACGACGCCCATCTCGTAGATCTCGCCGCCGAAGTGCTGCGTCGTCCCGCCGAGGTTGAGCGTCGCCGTCTTCACGCAATTGATCCCGTTCGTCCCCGAGCGAGTCGCTGGCGTGCCGTTGTTCACAGTGACGAACTCGACGTTGCTTCCACCCACCGACAGGCCATCCCAGTAAGCCCAGACGATTTGAAGGTTGTTCTGTACCGTAGCCGAGTTGGTGAGGGCGCCGAGTGGCCCGCCGAGCACTGGGTTGTTCGCCGAGATGACGAAGTCGATGCCGTCGCCCGCCTTGCCGACGTACTGACCGGCCGTCGCGGTGGATCGACAGATGATATAGACGAACGTATTCGGGTTCGTCGCGGCACCCCAGACGAAGCTCGCTTTCGTGAGATAGTCCGACGATCCGTTGAACGTGACGGCCGGACCGTTCGGCGTGATGTGTGTGGAGCTCGCGACGTAGCCTGTGGCGAGGCCCGATCCTACGGTGAGGTTTTCCGCGTTCGACGTCCCGTCGTTCCACCCGGTGATCGCCGCGCCGGAGTGCTGGATATTGCTGTTCGGATACCAGCCTTGCAGGCTCGCGCCGAAGATGGTGAGGGGCGTGAGTTGGGTAGACGTGTACGTCCAGCCGCCGACGAGTGACCCGGGGCCATTGAGGTTCGTGACGACGATGTCGCCCGCGCCTGGGACGCCAAAGAAGGGGCCGGACGTGAAGTTGATCTGCGTGTCGCTGATGACACTGAACGTTGCGGCGACGCCAAACAGGGTGACCGAGGACGCGCCCGTAAAGTGCAGCCCGGTAAGCGCCCCGTTGGTCCCTCCCGCCCCCGGCCCGCTCGCGACGGACGTCGAAGAGACGACGGGGATCGGCCCAGTTCCGGGCAAGAGTCCCCGGCTCACGCTGACGTCGCACCGGGCCCAGATCTGCGCGCCCGTGGGGTTGGTGACTTGAACGAGCAGCGTCGCGGCCGAGATGACGATGGCGCCGACAACTCCCGTCAGCGATGTCGCCATCGCGTTGGCGGTGTCCGGGGTGATGTTCGAATCGCTCGTGCCCCCGTTCGGCGTCGTGATGACGCCGGAGACGTTCTGGACCTGGATCATCCGAGCGATCCGGCCGTGCGCGGTCCCGGCGAGATTGACGACCTCGATGAACGCCGACATCGCGACGGTCTCGTGGAAGGCGATGGCCGGCTGCGGCAGCGTCGCGATCGTGACCGTCTGTCCGGACGGCACGCTGATCCAGTCGAAAGACAGCTCGTTGACCCGGGAGTTATTCCCGACGAGGGCAGTACCGAGGATCGGGACGGGTAAGGTCGGACCGCCGGGGACCACCGACGAGCCGCTCGCGATCGTGTTCCCTGGGACCGTGTTGCTGTTGACGCCGTTGTTGACCAGCGTCGCGTGCGTCTGGTCGATGACGGCCGCGACGACGAGGTAGCCAGCGCTCGCGATGAAGAGCGACATGCCGGGCGCGAAAAACACCGTCGTCAAGAACTGCACGGTGGCGGTCGTCACGCCGTCGGACGGCGGCATCGTGAAGTTCGCCGCCGTGTTCGTCGAGCCGAAGGGCCCCGGCGGTCCGGCCGGTCCCTGCTCGGATACTTCGATGACGTCGGTCATCTAATGAACGTCCTCTGGCAGGATGATGATCCGACCCGTGACGAGAGTCGTCGTAGTCCCGTTCGCGAAGTCGACGAAGAGCTGAAAGAACGGCGCGACGTTGGTGGGCAGGGTCCCGGTGAACGCGCTGAGGAGCGCCACGTTGATGTACCCGAGCTGCGAGAGCGACGGCTGAACGACGATGACGCCCTGCGCGTTGAGCGTGGTGGTCAGGCTGATGAGTGGCGAGGCGTCCGAGTGGTTCACGCGCGCCATGAAGCGCGCGGCGCAGCCCGTCAGGTCTACGGGGAGCGGTGGCGATCCGGACTTCCAAGTAAACGAGCGCGTGAAGCTCGCGTACTGGTAGACCGTCAGGTTGAGCTGAGCGGGACGCATCAGTTGTATTCGGCCGTGACCCAGATGCTGTCGTCGAGCGTCGCGCCGCCGCCGCTGTTCGCGGTGATCGCGAGAAAGCAATTCACCGTGCCATTGTTATTCCACCCGATCACGCTCGCGGCGTTGAAGCTCGCATCCAAGATCTTCGACACGACCGTCTGCGTCGAGACCTGCGCGATCGTACCGCTGACGTTCTTTAGGGTGAAGTCGGCGTTCTCCGAGAAGGTGTCGCCGACGCTCAAGCTGCTGCCGCCCGCGGCGGTCGTCCTGGCGACGCCGTGGCAGTGAACGAATACGCTATGGCCAGTCGCGAGCGTGCGACCGGAAGTCGCCGTGAGGAGCTGGCCGCCGGAGTTAGTTTGGCCGTACGTGGAGAACTTCTCGACGACGGCGGTTTGCGAATTGATGGACCCCGCGCCGTTGTAGACGATCTTTTCCGAGCCGTTCCCGGAAGACCCGGTGATGGCGTTCGGCGAGACCTGGATGGTCGTGAGACTGTCTCCCGCGGTGAGGGATGCTGAGCCGCCGTTCGCGTTCGTCGTCCCGGCGCCGGCGGTGACCGTCACGTTGCCGCCCGTGACGTTCGTCGACGCGCTGGCGAAAGCTGCTTGCGCGGAGATCTGCAGCGCGTTCGTCGCCGTGTCGGTCGTCTGCGCCAGCTGCGTGAACTTCGGGTTCCCTACGAACTTTGGAAACTGGATCGCGGGAGCGTCAACCTCGAGCTTGCCGCCGTCCGAGGAGAGCGTCAGACCGTTAGTGATCGTGGATGTCGAGTTGGTCGTCGCGTTGTTGATCCCCAGGACCCCGGAGCCGCCGCCGAAGTTGGCGGCGCTGGACACCGGGAAGAGCTGCAGCCCACTACCGGTCCACAACCCAAGGCGGGTGCCGGACATCTGGAAGTAAAGCGACCCGCCGGAGCCCGAAAGGTCGGTCGCGCCGCTAGTCGCGTTGTATTCGGCGAGGAGCTGGGCGCCGAGGTTCAGGACATAGTTCGCGTTCCCCGAGCCGCCGGTGACAGACATGACCGTCTGGCTTGCGCCGCTGCGGGTGACCTGAAACGAGGCCTCGTTTCCCGTCGATACGGGCGCGGAGAGCGCGACGACGAGCGAGCCCGGCGTCCCCGTGGGCGTCGTGACGGCGCCCGCGCCCGGAGCTTGCGGTTGGATCGTGAAGTTGGCGGGGTTGCTACCGTTGGCCTGCTGCGCCTCCAGGAGCGTCGGCGACGTCGCGCCCGCGCCCCACTGAAAGTTGTTCGGCGCGATCGAGATCGGCGAGTTGCCGGAGATCGCGGAGACAACCGTGGCGCTGTTCGTCCCGGTGACGTCGCCCGAGAGCGAGATGCTTCCGAGCGTCAGCGCGCCCGATGACGAGAGCGTCGCGGCGCCGCTCATCGTCACCCAGGCGGCGTCGGTGCCGCCCGCATTGCTGACGTAGATCTGCCCCGCCGTGCCGTGGGACGCCGCGCTATCGAGCGTCCCCGAGGTCGAGTGCCAGAGACCGGAGCCCGTGACGGAGGGGGCGCTCGCGGGCGTCGTGGCCGTCCACTTTGAGGTGCCCGAGTTCCACGTCAGTACCTGATTACTCGTCGGGGTAGACGTCGCGACGCCGAAACCCTGGAGCGCGACGACTGTGTCCGCCCCGGTGTTGCCGGTGACGTCTCCGACGAGCGCTTGATTCGCCTGGTTCGCGGTCGGTAGGACGCCCGTGACCCAGCCGGAGCCGCCGGCGAGATTGAGGGCGGAGTAGGTCGTCGCGCTGGCCCCGGAGACGTAGGCGCTGTTGCCCGTCGTCAGCGCGCCGCCCGCGCCGTAGCTCGCGCCGTTGACCTTAGTGCACGTGACGGCGCCCGAGGCCGCGAGCGTACAGTCGCCGGAGACGGTCACCCAAGGCGTGTCGGTCGCGCCCGCGTTGGTGACGACGATCTGCGCCGCCGTCCCCTTCGACGCCGCCGCGTCGAGCGTGCCACTCGTCGAGTGCCAGAGACCGGAGCCCGTGACCGAAGCGCCCGCGCCCGCCGCCTGCCAAGAGGGGAGCGAGGACGTGCCGGTGCTCGTGAGCACGAAGCCGCTGGTGCCTGGGGCGAGCCCGTTCCAGGCTCCCGAGTGGTAGGCCAGGATGTCCCCCTCGGCCTGGGCCGCGGGGATGGGGATGGCCGGGTAGCTCGCGCCGACGTTGTGCGTGGGCGCCGGTGGCGACACCACGACGCCCACCGCGGCCGTCGGGGCCGCAGGAATCCCTGCCGGCGAGCTCGCGTCCGGAACGCCGGACGTGGTGAAGCCGACGCAGGCCCAGAGGGCGAGCGGCAGGAGGGTGAGCGACAGCCGCCTCATACAAGGAGCCAGCGGGTGTGCGCGTTGTCGTATTTCCACTTGAAACGACCCTTGTAGGGAATCGTCAGCGTCGTATTCGCTGCGAGGATCGTCCCGGGTACTCCGTTCGGATCGTTGAGCGACGAGCCGAGGGCGTTGGGATCGATGGTGAGCGAGTGGCCGCCAAGACCGTCGATGACGGTCACCGCGAATTCAGCCGCGTCGGCCGGAGCGACCGGGGTGCGGCAGACGATGTTGAGGCTGGAGACGTCGACGAGCGCCTCTTCGCCCGCGACGAGCTGGTGTGGCGTCGTCGAGACGCGAGTCCAGACGACGGCCGTAGCGGGTCCGCCGCCGCCGCCACTGGCGTTTCGGATCGCCGGATTGACGACTGCGAGCCAGCCGAAGGGGGCGGACTGCTCGATCGTCTCGTTGGTGTGGAAAACCTCGAGACCGGACGCGCAAAGGACGTTGACCTTGAAGGTCGTGGTGAACGCCTTGACCGACGCGCCGTTGGCGTCGAGGCCCATGCCTGCGATGCCCACGACGCTCGTCAGCTGGACGGCGCTCCCGAGGCCCGCGGGCGCCGTGAAGGTCCCGGTCTTGTGGGTCTGGTCGAGGGTGACCGTGGCCTGTACAGCGGCAACGGTATTGAGTTCGTCGGTCCCAGTGACCGAGACCGACCAGAAATTCGCCCCCGCCGTCGATACGAGCCCGAAGGATACCGTCGCCCCAGCCGTCACATTCTGCGGCGGCGACAGGGAGTTCACCGTGCAGGCGGGGTTCGGTGTCGTCATTGGGTGTTCAGGCGTTCACCTCGCGCGCGCCTACGGATGCGCTACGTTTCTGGTGAGGGGATCGACCAAATGCGAGCGTGGATGACAGCGGTGGCGGTGGTGGTGCTCGGATGCGGCGGGGCCGCGTCGACCACGATCGATGGTCAGCCGGGGCCCGCGCCAACGGCGACTGCTCCATCGGCCGTCTCAGCGGACCCGAAACCGGCGCCCGACGCGGGGCTCCCGCCGGCGTGCAGTCCGATCACATGCGCTCAGGTCGGGCCCTCGTGCGCGACTTGGAACGACGAGTGCGGGGGGACGATTACGTGCCACACGTGCGGAGAGGATGCGGGGGCGCCCGTGGATCCGGCGACGGATGCGTCGCCCTCTGATCCGCCTGCCGAGGCCGAGGCGACAGACGCCGTGACGACTCTCGTCGAATCCGGCCCCCCGCCTGAGTGCTTGACCGGCGCCACCAAGTGCGCCGACGACTTCCGATTCTACCAGTGTGATGGTTCGCAACAGTGGCAGTGGATGCAGGGGAGCGCCGCTGCCTCGTGCTGCCATAACCTGCCGCGGTATACGAAGTCCACTGAGACCAGCTATGGGTGCGTCCAGACGGCCAGCGGCTGCGATACAACGCTTTTGCCCGATGGAACCATCACCGGATCCATAACGGCGAGCGGCACAGCGGCGACTGTTACGGACTCGACCACCGGGCTTGTTTGGGGGCCCGCAGACTGTCCGGTCGACAACGTCAACCCGGCAGCCCAGTGCGCATGCTCTCGGCTCGGGGGGCATGCGTGGCGCCCGCCCACTACGTCTGAGGCGCAGACCCTTTTGATTGGGCCGCCTGTTGTCGTTGGCGGCAGAACGGTCTCGGTTTGCGAGCCTGAGATCGATACGTCCTCGTTCTCGTTCTCCCCCGTCGCCATATACACGTCGGACGGGACTGGTGCCTTCTCGTATGCGCCCGGCCAGCTCGGCGACTTCCCACTTTGCGTGCAGACGAATTGAGCTACTGAATCGCCGCCGCCGCGATCCACGCGTTCGCGTTCGCAATCGCGACGTTCAGCGCGTTGATGGCCGAGAGTGACGCCGCGTCCGCCGACGGGTTCGGCGTCGGCTGCGTCAGCAGGACGGCGTTGAGCGCGGTGAACTGGTTGGTGATGAGCGAGACGAGCCCGGGGTTGCTAGCCGCGGCGACTGACGCGAGTGCGGCGCGCGAAAAGAGGCTGATGAGCGAGGCCTGTGTGACGTCCCACGGCAGCGCCACGGGCTGGCCCCCGCTCGAGCCAGTGACGGCAGCGACGCACTGCCAGACCGCCGGAAATGCGCCCGGAGCCGGCGGAGTCTCTGTCGTAAGAGACCCGAGCGTCGTCAGAAACGGCGGCTGGAACGCCGCGCTCTGCGCCACGAGGTCCCCGTTCACGCTCGCGAAGATGTAGCCGAAGCCGTTCGCCGGCGTCGGGGTGACGGCCGAAGGCGGGGGCCCGGACCCGTAGAGTGTCTTCGCTCGCCAGGGCGTGACGCCCGGCATCCCGAAGGCCGCGAGCATGACGTTGCTTGGCGGCGGCGTGAGCTTGTAGATCGCCCGCGCGACGCGGTCCGTCTCAACCCACACGGGTGCGGCGGCCGCTGCCCACGCCTGGACGCTCCCCGGCTGCGGCAGACCGTTCGGTGTGAGGGGCGCACCCGCGTAGGGGGTGAAGTTGAGGATCCCGTCGTTAGACGTCGTGTCGTACGTAGCGCCCGCCGCGCTCAGCGCGTTGCGGATAACAACGCCGGAGTTGATCGTCGCCTGCGTCGGCCTCGGGTTGGAGTTGTCGAGGATGGCCTGGACTGCCGAGACCGTCGCGGGCCAATTGATGGTGCGGGTAGCCACGGCTCAGGGGAAAGCCGACGTCGTGATCGACGCGAACGTGAGCTCCGCGCCGAAGAAGACGTTACCCGTTTTCGAGTTCGCGCCGCTCTCGTCGAAGAGCACCATGTTGTAGACGTACGTCGTCGTGTCGATGACGTTGTTCTGGTTGCAGACACCGGCCCAGAGCTGGATGTTGCCGCCGTTGAACCAGGCGGCGCCGCTCCCGGCGGACGCGGTCGCGGGACCCCCGGAGAAGAGCGACTGCGTCGTGCCGGCGTAGGTCGCGATGGGTGTGCGCCGGATGTCGAATGCGGGAAACGTCGCGGGGACGTTCGCGTGGGATTGGCCGACCTCGAGGAAGAACTTGACGCCCGTTAGCGTCGCGCCGTTGTGCACGGGGCAGAAGAGGTTGACGCCGACGCCGTCGGCGGCGACTCCCACGATCGTCGGCGGCCCCGGAGGAGTACCGGCGGCCGCGAAGTTTGAGCCGCCCTCCGCGGCCGCCGAGAAGTGCGTGCCGGTGAGCGTCCCGAGGACGATGAGGGGCGTGCGCACGATGCGCGAGCGCGAAGAGAGCGCGACGAAGTCGGTGGGGCCGCCCGCGCAGAGGATGCCCCCGGGCGTTGTACTGATGAGCGCCCCGGTCGCATTCGCCAGGATTGAGGCGTTTGCGTTGCCGACGACGCCGTCGGCGAAGTTGAGGAGGATCTCTCCGGTCGAAGCGACCGTGATGACGCCTGAGAGCGTGTCGCCCGCGACGGACTTGTCGAGCGCGAGCGCGTGGTCGATGTCGAGCGCGTTCTGCTGCGCCGACGTCAAAATGTCGCCGACGGCCCACCCGCTCGAGTTCGCTCTGACGAATGCCATTAGGTCAGGACCTCGAGATCAAGGTTGCGCTCGTCGAGCTTGAAGGCCGACACCGACGCGGAGTCTTGGATGAACCAGTCGTACGTGGCCCACGCCGGCAGGATCTCGTCGAGGATCGGAGCGACGTTCGCCACCAGCTGGTAAAACGCTGCGTTCGGGGCCCCGGCGTTGTTGTATCCGGCCACGTTCTGCGTCACCTGGACGTCGACGTGTGCCAAGGAGCTGAGCCAAGGCACCTGCGGGTTGGTCGTGAACTTGTAAACGTTGTCCGTCGCGTAGTTCGGCGGTCCCGCGCCGAAGGCGACGACGACGCCCGTGCCGGGCAGCGTGAACGCGGCTGACGTGGTCTGGCCAGTGGCGATCGTGGCGCCGTGCCGCTTCCATGTGAACAGCGCCGCGCCCAGTGCGCCGCCCGTCGTGATGTCGATCTCGAAGTAGTCGAGCCCCGTGGGCGTGCCGGAGATCGTCACCGTCGGAGGCGTCGTGCCGGTCGCGACGACGTTGGACAGGCCGCCCGTGTACGATGTCTCGGTGAGAGCCGTCTGGTGGACTAGCCCCACGTAGACAGGGCCGAGGGCTGCCTGCAGCGCGCTGATAACGGGCTGAACGCTGTTGGGTTGACCGGTGCTCGCCCAGGCCGCCGCGACGCGAGCGCGGCGCACCGGCTCGGTATCGGTCGGCAGCGGGGGCACCGCGAAGATGCGCTCCCAGCGCTGCAGCATACCGCTGGCCGCCGTGAGCTTGCTAGGGATGAACTGGTTCGCGAGCCTGGCGTTGACGCCCCACGCATCGAACGCGATGGCGCGCGCCCACGCCCGCATCTCGATGCCGACGATCGACGTCGGGCTGGTCGAGTAGGCGCTGCCGCGCTGGGCGGCGATGCTCTCGAATATTCGCTGGACGAGCGGCTCATCGGAGCTGCCCTCGCCGCCGCCGTAGCGCTCAGGGCTCGGGGACCAGCCGCCGGTGAAGGGGGGCACTGGCTACCAGGCCGTGACGTCGCAATCGGTCGCGCTGCCTGGATCGGCGGCGCTCCCGGCGACATTGAAGATCCGGACCGTCACGACGTTCGCTGACGTGGGGGCGCAGAAGATGTCGAACGCTGTGGCGCCGGCGCGCACGTTGCCGAGCGCCGCGCGGAAGTTGACAGTGTGGGATGCCTGAAAGCCAGGGACCCCGTTCGGGATCTCGTCCACGACCGTGGCCGGCCAAGTGACGGTGTAGATCCCTGCGCTCGTCCGCGTGAACGTGGGCGCCACGCCAATCGCGTTGCCCCAGACGGAGTCGTGAGCCACAAGCACGGGCGTGGCGGAGCCGTTGAGCGTGAACCGGACCCACGCGCGCACGATCGTGTGCGTCGCGGCCACAGCGTCGGCATAAGCCACGTTTGCCCCCGCCGCCGGCCGGTCCCTCGTTGGGTCGATGACGGCGGAATAGTCAAAAAGACCACCGCCAACACTCGGCAATGTGTCCACGTCCGGAAGGGTCATGAGGCGTAAAATCCGATGTTGCGTGGCACGAACACGGAGGGGGGCGTCGTGGTCAGGTTCCCGCTGCCATCCACGAGGATCGGCTGGCCGCCGATCACAGGCACGTTGAACGTCGACGGGCTGCCGAGTGTGATGTCGCCCGTGAAGAGGAATTGAGCGTTCTGCACCTCGGGGCCGGAGCGGATGAGGGCCGAGAGCTGCGTCGGGCCGAGCGCATACGGCCACGTGAGCGCGGGCAGCGGATGCCGAAACGAGCGCTTGAGGCCCGCCGATCCGGGCGGCAGCCACTCGCCGGGGCCCATGGCCGCGAAGGACGAGAGCAGCGTCGCGAAGTAGGTCGCCTGGTTGGCCGACTGCGGAAAGATGATGTTGTGGACCGCAATGCCTGGCATCGGCGTGTCGATCGTGATCGTGTAGTTCCCGGTGCTACCGGAAACGTCCACCACTGTGGCGGTGTAGAGCTGCCAGGTGAGCGGGGAGATCCACGCGATATGGCTGACGAACTTCGTAGGCGGCGTCGGCGCGTTGACCGTGAACTGGGTGGAGGTCGCGAACGCGATGACGGTGCAGGGCTTCGTGCCGGGCACCCCAGGAGTCGTCGACGTCGGCCATGGCGTCCCGTCGAGCCACCCACCGCCCGGCCCCGCAGGCGACGCGGTCGGCGAAGACGGCAGCGACAGCTGGATCGCCACGTCCGCCGGCTGGTTGGCGACGCTCGTGCCGACGCAGAGCGAATGCTCGGGCATCAGGCCCAGCACATACGGAAGGATCGTTCCGGTCAGGAGCGCGCCCGGGAGGTCCCGGTTCTTGCTCGTGCTCGTCAGCGGCGGCGAGGTCTGCGGGTGACCGGTGACCGCGAAGAAGGATGTCGATGCCCCGAGCAGCGCCGGGTAGGCGAAGGCCGCCTGCACGCTCGTCGACGACTGCTGGGCCCAGAGGATCAGGTCCGACGAGTTGCCACCCTTGGGCGGAACCTGCAGGAGCGCGAAGAGGCGTGCGCGCGGCGGCTCGTCGACGCCTACCTCGCTGTCCGCGCCGCCCGTCAGGCCGTCGGTGCCACCCGGCAGGCCCACCGTGACGTTCTGCTGGGCGAACGGCGGGGCCGTGACCCAGGTGAGCGTGTCGCCGTTGGCGTGATCGGTGGCGGCGCCCGTGTCGATCGACTGGACGGGGATCTGCGCCTGGTTGGCGTACGTGCCGCCGACGGTGACCTGGTAGCGCAGACCCGCGTTGTCGACGAGCTGTGCGTTGGTCGGGACGAGACTGTTTGCGGACGTCGTGATCGTGATGTTGCCGAAGCTGCTGGTCGCCCCGTTGCGCGCTAGGCCCACGAGGGCCAGCCAGCGATCGAGAAACGACCCGGCCGCCGTGTCGGGCATCAACTGATCGGCGAGGATGACTGCGTTCGCCTGGGGGACCGCGAGCTCGTTGCCGAGCGCGGTGGCGATCAGGTAGTAGTCTGAATTGGGGCCGATGTTCGGAGTTGGGATACCTTGAGCGATAAGTCCCGATTTGATCGTTCTAAGGATATCGTCGCGGATCTGGACGTTACTTTTGGCCGCAAACGTGTATAGCGGCTGGCTGGGCGTCGCCATCTACTGCCCCACCGTGTTCGTATACGAAAGCCCGGTTGTGAGGTCCGACCACTTCACAAGGACCGTCCCCGCGTCCGGATTGCTCGGCGACTGCTGCGTGGTGACGCTATTGACCTTCACGAACTTTCGCCTCACCAGGTCTGCGAGTGCCGCGTTGACCGTCGCCGTCAGCTGCTGGCCGAAGTTTGGGCCCTGCTCACGAATGAGCGTGAAGGTCTCACCGAGCGCGGGCAGCGCCGAGGAGCCGAGCGTCGTCGTCAGCGCCAGCAGGACCAGCTGCGGCACGGTGTCCATGCCCATCAGCCGCCCGTCGGACGTGAAGACATAGTCGCCCGTCTGCGGGTTGATGTAGCGGCCCGTCTGCGGCAGCCCCGTCAGGATCGCCGGAAGGATGGCGTTGTTCGGGACGGCGGCCGCATCGGGTACGCCGTAGCCGGCCGACGACGTTCCCGCCGGGGCGTATCCTGCGCCGATGGGCATGAGCTAGGGGAGGGTCGTGGGCGTGTTCGACCCGGGCACAGGCAGCGCGTCCAGGGGGCACGGGAGAGAGGGGAGCTGGATGGCCGGGAACTTCGGGATCGCCGGCAAGAGCGAGAGCAGGATCGACAGGATGTCCGGGGGCGACGGCAGGAAGAACTGCGGCATATTACATTGGCTTGCTGCCACGACTTACCTCACGGACTGACAACGACGTTCTTGGATCCCGTCGCCGGGCCAGCCGTCGCGGTCGATGTGTATGCGACGCCGATCGACCCGAGCCCGGCGATAGCCGGTACGGGCCCGAGCTGCGTCACGACGTCACCAGAGATAGCGGCGACGGCGCTCGCTTGGACGTGGACGGCGACGCCGAAGATCTTGACGTTGCCCGCCGCGTCGATGGTGATGCCACCGGTCGTGTTGCCGAGCGTGATCGAGCCGTCCGCGGCCATCTTGAAGAGCGCGGTGGGCGCCTGGATCGTGTATGAGCCGTCGGAGGCCTGGCTAACGATGAAGGTGGTGCCCCCAGCCGTGTTGCCGACGCTCGTGACGTGTTGGATCGACCCGTCGGCCTTGTAGAACGTCCGCGCCTGCCCCGTCGAGGCACCGACGCAGGTTTCACCATCGGCGAGCTTGCCATAGATCGAGGAGTTGCGGGTGTCGCGTGTCGCGTAGACGACGTCGCGATCGCCTCGCTTGATGATGAGTCCCTGGCACGACGCGCCGCCCTGCGTCGGCAGCGCCGGCCGGCTCCAGAATCCAGTGTGCTGCCACCACTCGGCGGCGTCGGCGTCTGGAACTGACGCGGTCGAGTCGCCGATCTGCGCAAGGATGACGTTTGTTTCCGCGTTCAGGTACGTCACAAGGATGTCCTTGCCGACGTCGAACATCTGGGCGAATACGTCGTGCGCGCTCATGTCAGAACAGCAGCGTGCCGGGGCGTATCAAGTGCACTTGCGTCTTGGTTCCCTGCTCGCCAGAGACCTTCGTGAACCGGCGGCTCAGCACCCAGAGCGGGCCGTTGATCCCAGCGATGTCGTCTTCGACGTCCATCATGGTATCGACCGCAATCGGCTGCCCGCCGAGGGTGTGGCCCTCGATCGTGTACTGCGCGACGAGACTCTTGCGCATCCGGAGCGCGAGCTCTCTCCGCAGGTAGGCCCGGAGCTCGTCGGCCGTCTTGCTCTCGGAATCGTAGAGGTATAGGGGGCGCGCGTTCGGGTCGAGCATGATCGACGCGATGGCCGACACGATAGCCGGCGCCGGCGGCGTGGTCCCCACGAGGCCTGGGTAGGCCGACAGCAGCTGAGCGACGATGTTGTCGTTGGCGAGCGCGATCAGCGGGTTGATGATCGCGCCTCGGAGCGTGGACTTGGGCCACTCCCCGCCGCCGCCGAAGCCCACGCCGAAGATCATGCTGGGCTGATCGAGCCGGCTCTTGCGGACGTCCCAATCGGTGACGTTGTTGCGGCCCGAGCCGTCTGTTTTGAGACGGATCGCGTATCGCGACGGCTGCTCGAAGTCAGGGGCCGCGACGATGGCGGTCTTGCCGTCGACCGCGGGTCGGATCCAGAGCCCAGCCCGCTGCGTGATGCGAGAGGCGAACGCAAGGGCACCCTCGGCGGGGTACGGTTTGCATTCGTGGGAGATCGCTCTCTTGCTTGGCTTACCCGACTTCGTGGTGGGCGTGCCGTAGATGGCGCCGGTGATCGCGTTGCGGTTGGCGATCGCGTCCTCGGCGATGACCGTGACGCCGAAGGGCCCCAGAATCTTGATGACCGCCTGCTCGAACGTGTCGTTTGGCTTGACGCGCGTCTGTGGATCGATGTGCGCGTCGACGGCCGACGAGAGCCAGTCGCGAAACTCGATCGTCCAGACCGAGCCCGAGCTGTGGTTACCGAACGATCGGATGTCGTCGATGTAGCCGATGATCTGGACCTGGTCGCCGATCGAGACCTCGACCCTGGAGCCAGGAAGCAGCGCGTTGCGACCGCTGTCTGACAGCTCGTCGGCCGCCAGTGAGAAGTTCCCGGCCGCCGCGGGCGTCAGGTAGTCCTCGAAGAGTTCGTAGCTCAGGAAGCGCGTGTACTGAACCGCGGACTGACTGAACGAGCCCGACGAGGCGGTCGTCGACGCGTTGGTCGTGACCGTGATGTTCGGCGACGGGGCCGCCGGGTTGAGCATCAGCCCGGAGAACGGGCCTGGCGCCGTCGATCCGAACGGGATGAGAGCCGGATCGACCGTGTTGGTCGACGTAACGAATTGCGAAGTCGGGTTGCGCACCACCTTCGTGGTCGACCCGGTAGCCGACAGGCTCGCGGACGCCGCGGCGGGGAATACGCGGATGGTGATCGACGCGTTTTCCGGCGGCGTGTTGTCGTAGAGCTCGACCACTTCTCAGGCCGGTTGGGTGTAGTACCGGACCACCGACAGCTTTGGCACCAGGGGCTGCATCGCGTACGCCGGATTGAGCGAGATGGTGTCCATGACGTTGACGCCAAGGGCGGCGGCGATCTGCGCGAGTGTCGCGTCCTTCTGGGTCGTGTAGAACCCGATCGGGCGCCCTTTTTTGAGGATCGACGCCTTCAGGTCGTAGCAGGACTCTTTCGCGCGCTCGCAGGACTGGATCATCGGCCAGTTGAGGGCGCTCGCTAGCCGATTGAGCGAATCGCGCAGGGCGTTCGCTTCGTAAATCATGTTATCGACGCGGCCCGCAGAGGACTTCTGGAGCTGCGTCGTCTGGTCCACGACCGCTCGGATCTGGTTGGCCAGATCCGAGAACCCGATCGGGGGCACATACGGCGTCGGGACAACGATCGGCGAGACGTTCGCGAGGTTGGAGTCCAGATCGTTAGCCGCCGCCGCCATGTTCGCCAGCGGCGAGGGCTGGCTAAGGGCCTGCTGCAGCTGGTCGTCGGCCGTGTCGTCGGTCTGGAGCCACTTGAAGTCGACCCAGACGCCCTGTCTGGTCTGGGCCTCGAGCTCCCAGGCCATCGTCTGAACTTTGCAGTTCAGGACCCCGAACTCGGGGTGCTGCAGCGGCCCCGACGACTTGTCGGCGCATGCGCGGAGCAGGTTGTCTCGAACGGTCGGGTAGAGCGGGCGAGTCCAGTGCTCGTTCTTGCCCGCGTCCAGGCCGTTGATCAGCGGAACGCGCGCGGTGATCTCGAGCGGGGCCGAGCCCATGCCCTCGATGTGCGCGCCGTCGCGGTCCGCGAACTTGTGGATCGCGAGGTCCTGCCTGAATTCCGTCCGGAGCTTGGTGTAAGGGAACGCGATCCCCTTCCACGAGAGTTCAAGGAGCGCCGCGAAAAGTTCGTTGTAGTCTTGCGCGGACGCGCCCGCGCTAGGCCCGATGATCGTACTGATCGAGTCAGGCTGGGGCGTCGGCATGGGTCAGCGGCTCGCGGTGCCGATCGGAACGTGCAGTGCCGGATTGCCAGGGGCCGTGTTCGTCGCCTGGGTGCTCAACAGCGCCAGCTTCTTGGTGGCGTCCTGCACTGCGTTGGAGAACGCCACGACGTCTCCGGTGGCCTGTTTGGGGCTGGAGCCACCCGCGCTCGGCGACGGCTCCTTGTTCGGATCCGTCATGAAGAAGTGCCAGGGGTCCTTCTTGGCCTCCTCGAACTTCTTCTTGGCGTCGTCGGGGAGCGATTGCCAGAACGCCAGCTTGCTGGGGTCCTGCTTCGGATCGTCGGTGATCTGGTGGTTGAGGATGTCCTTGTCGCCCGTCACAAGGTTGGCTGCGAAGTTGAAGAAGCCGGCTCCGGCCAGTGCGCCGCCCACGGGTCCGGCGACGGGCCCTGCCCCTGAGATGGGTGGCACGCCGCCCGGAGGCGTCGGGACGCTTGGCGCACCGGCGCCCATCGAGGCCGCGATCTTCTTCATGATCGCCGCGACGCCGGCTTCAGCGGCCGCGCTGATGCCCGCTGACGCGAGGTCCTTGGTGATGACGGCCATGACGATGCCGCCGATGCCGATGAACGTGTGCGGCCAACTGTCGGTCATCCAGGACGCCGCGCCCGACACGGCGTCGATGAACCCGGTGACCTTGTCGACCAGATAGGGCATCTTGTCGGCAAGGCGGGTCATTCCCGGACTGAGCTTGTCCTCGAGGGTTGTCTTGATGTTGTTGAGAGCGACCTCAAACTTGCGTGCCGGCTCGTTGAGGGTGTCGGCGTTGGCCTGATTGAGCTGATCTGGCGTTGTGGTCGCGGCTGTCACGTTGGTGACAGCTTCGTGGACCTTGGCGAGGCCCGCGGCTCCGCCGCCCGCTTCGTTGAAGATCGGGGCCAGGTGGGCGAAGAGCTTCGCGGCTCGGTCCGATCCGAAGGCCTCGATGATCTTGCCTTGGTTGCCACCGGTGCCCGTCAGCACCGCGTCGATCGCCTGCTCGATCGAGTCCATCTGCCCGCGTGCGTTGTATTTGACGCCGAGCTTTCCGAGCGCCTTGAAGTGCTTCTGCCCCTCGGTGGCGAAGTCCTTGACCATGATCCCCGCTTCGTCTGGGTTGGTCTCGGGAGCCACGAGCTGCGCGAGGGCCAGGAGCTTGCGCTGATTGCCCCCCTGGTCGCCACCGAACGCCCCTCGGCCGGAGCCGATGACGCCAGCCATCTTGGCGACCTCCGGCATCGACAGCGACCCCATATGGGTCTGGGCGATCACGTCGAGCAGTAGTTGCTGCATGGCGCCGTTGTTGGCTCCACCGAGCTTCGGGTTCTGGCTCTGGAGCATTCCCGCCGACGAGGCGAGATCGCTCATGTCCGCTCCGGTCACGTTGTGGACCTTCGCGAAGAAGTCCATGTTGCCGAGGACGCCCTGAAAGTCGCCTCCGGTAGCACTCCTGGAGTACGCGAGACCCGCCTGTGCGACCTCGTCCTTGCTCAGGCCGTTCGCGCGAGCCACCTGGCTCGCCTTGCCCAGGATGGCATCCACGGATGCACCCTCCGGGGTCACGCCGCCCGTAGTCACGGCGTTCATGATGAGCTGGGCCGACTTGTGCGCCGACATCTCGCCGCGCGCCGCGTCCGCCAGCATCATCCCGCCGCCGATGCCCAGCCCCGCCCCCACGAGCGTCGCCATGCCGCTCAGCGTCCGCCCGGCGCTGTTGGTCACGATGCCGCCCACCCGGCGGCCACGCTGCCCCCAGATACTCGCTGCGCCCTCCTGGCGCCGAAGGTCTTCCGCCGCCTGGCGAGCCGCGAACCGACCGGCCATCTCCGAGGAGCGGATCTGCAGTCGCATTCGGCGCTCGGATTCGCGCTGAACGTTTCGGGTCTGCTCGGCCTGTGAGCGCTCGGCGGCTTTCGCCTCCTGACGCGCGAACTGGCCTGCCATCTCCGACGATTTGCGGACGATGGCCTGGCGGCGCTTGGTCTCCTTCTCGACCTCGCGCGTGTGTTGGCGCTCGAGGCGCTCGGCGTCCTTCTGGATCTTCGCCGCCGCGCGCTCGCGGTCCCGCGCCTCGGTCTGGGCGGTCTTGACGCGAGAGCGGGCGCCGCGGTCGGCCACCTGCGTGGAGTTTCGCTCCATCCTCGCCAGTTGCTGCTCAACTGTGGCGAAGGCGCGCTCGACCTGGGGGATGCCGGCGGTAGTGAACGCGATGATGACGGGCTCGAGGGACATGGGCTACTCGAGGGCGCGCTTTTCGCTGTCGTCTACGAGTTCACTTGCTGGCGGCGATTGCTCGCTTGGCCCCGATCCAGGCGATCCAGTGGCAGTCGAGAGGCTCTTGATCTTGGAGACCAGGTACATCACGAAGTCGATCAGCGCCTCCCCAGACAGAGCAGAGAAAGGGACGCGGCTGGCCCCCTCCATGGAGACCTTGAGCCACGCGTCCAGTTCCGCCGGGGAGAGCTCCGAGACCATCGGCCCCGACTCGATCCGGAATTGCGTGTACGCCGCGGCGACGGAAGTCACTTCATCGGTCGTCAGCTTCTGGCGGACCGCTTTCGGGGAAGGAAATACGAAGTACGTCGGGTTGTCGTGTGCTCGCAAGCAGAGGGCCACCATCTGGGAGGCCATCTCGTTGCGGTAGATCTCCTCGTAGCCCAGGTCGCCCATGCGACCGTTGTCGCCCACGAGTTCGCGCGCCACCTTCGTCGCGTTCGCCCGGCAAGCGTGCAGCTCGGCCTCGTACAGAATGACGATCTTCGCCTTCGGCAGCGGTTCGCCGTCTGCCCCCGGCCCCGGAAACTGGAAGTCGCACGTGGGCCGCGGCCGCTCGGTGAGCTTCAGCCACAGCTCGCTCGGCGGCGTCTCCTTCGGGGGCCCGCTCATCAGCTAAAGAGCGCGCCCGACATGCGCGCCTTGAAGCTGTATTTCGCTTCCTGGTTCACGCCGTGCCGGATGGTATCGGAGATGACGAACGCCTTGCCTCGCAGCTGCGTGCCGCCGGGGCCGTCCACCTGCACGTCGATGGGGATCAGGCCAAACATCGATTTGCCCATGTCGAACTCGAAGCCGCCCGCCGGGATGGCGTTGGAGCAGTCGACCTCGATCATCTGCGCGCCTGGGGACTCTCCCGCGTAGCCCTTCGCGACCGTGCTGATGGCCTGCGAGTTGGTCGTGCGGGTGAGATCGATCTCCTGCTCTTCGGCCAACAGCGTCCCGTTGATGCCGATGTAGAGCAGTGTATACAGCTGAAGCGACGAGGCCGGCATGGATGTGTCCCTTGGCGCGCAGGTCGCGCGCCGGTTATTTCGACTTTGCTATTCGCTATTCGCGAATGGCAATTACCCCACCTGTTGCGCGAGAACCGCGAGTTGATCCAGGACGTTCACGGGGCTCAGCCCAACAAGTGCGCTCATCCTCGTCGGCGGGTTGGTCTCCGCCTGGACGATCGTGAGCCGGTTGATCGTGTCCGCCGGCGACTCTCCGGGCTGCGGCGTCTCCCCGGGCGGGAAGCTCCACTGGCCCGCGCTGCCGTAGTTGCTCGTCAGGCTCTTGATGGCACCCGCCCAGCGCTTGGGGGTCGTGGCCGTCGGGGGCGGCGGGGGCTGGCCCTGCACCGGGTCGGGCAAGAGGTCCTTGCCACCGAACTGCAGCGCCGTGATAGTCGCCGCGTCGTCGCACCAGTAGTCGCACACGATCACCTTGTGCTTGTCGCGCACGCGGAAGTCGTTGACCGCGCCGTTGAGGCTGCGCGTGGTGCAGCGCTTGACGAGGTACGACGCGCCGTTGGGCAGTACGGCGATGGGACTCAGGCCGTTCTGCAGGGCCGACTGCTGCTGCGTGGGCGTGGGGGAGCCACCGACGCCGGCGCGGCCCGCGGCGACCAGCCAGACCGTTTGATCGGTGGGGTTGGCCGGGAAGTTGGAGAAGTTCTTGCGGGCCACGCCGAAGGGCGAACCCTGCTCGAGCAGCGAGTAGATCGCGCAGTTGTTCGCCGCGAGCTCCGCTGGGGTGAAGTCGGTGGAGCTGCCCCAGACGCACTCGGCGCGCGCGGCATTGAGCCCGGTGCACACCGTGATGGTGTTCGCGAGCGTGTCCATGCTCCCGAAGACCACGTTTTGGCGCATGCCGTTGAGTGGCAGCGCCTGGCTGTTGACCTGGGTAACGAGCCGACCGAGGTTGGTTGCGTCCGAGTCGCCCGAGACGATGTAGAAGTAGCGGGCCGAGGCGATCGTGGTGAGCGCCGTCGTGTTGACGTCGGCCGTCGCGCCCGTCGACAGGAACGTGTTGGCCGTGAGGGTTGTGGTCGTCCCGATCGTTGCGGTCGTCGGCGTGATGAGCGCCTGGACGCGGATCCAGTTCCCCTCGGGCCCAGGGATCTTGGCCGTGATGGCGACGACCGCGGTTCCGCCGTTGGACGCCGTGACGGGCCAGCGAGTCTGTTGATTGATCGACGCGACGATGTTGGTCGCGATCGTGATCGCCGTGTCGCCCGTGTTGATCGTGGTGTCGACGAACTGGTCGACGCACCAGAAGCGGTGATTCCCGGAGCTCGTCGCAGTCGTGGCGATGGTCTCGTTGATCGTCGCGGCGACGCCGGCGCTCGAGGTGACGGCCAGGAAGTACAGCGACGAGACAGTGTTGATCGCCACAAACCGCAGGTACATGCGGTGCAGCTGGCTGCCGGTGCCGAAGAGGCCAATGACGTCGGACTCCGTCTGGCAGGGCGTCTGCGTGTCCGGCCCGTAGACGACGGTGTCGTTGGTCGCGGTGCCCGCAGCCGACTTGTTGCCGAGCAGCAGGATCTTGCGGACCGAGCCGAAGCCGGCGACGGGGCCCTGAGCGAAATCAAGCTCAACGTAAACGCCCGGAACTGCCCATTGGGCGCCGAGGCCGACAAGAATGATCGATGCCACGGCTCAGACCTTCTCGGCGTCGAACGCCGCGTCGATGTGTTCTGGAACTGGCGGCGCCGGCCGGTACGTCACCTCGGCCTTGGCTGCGATCTTCGGCGCGTGATGCGCAACGTCCTCTTCCCCACCGAAGAATGGGTCGAACGGCACGCCCGCGGCTTGCGCGGTCGCTTGGTCGGCCGGCCAGAGAGAGAGGTCGACCAGCGCCCGTCGGTACTCGACAGAGTTGGGGACTTCGATGACCTCGGGCGCGTGCTTGACGAACCCGCCATCGCGCCGGATGACCTTCTTGTCCTTGGTCGAGAACTCGACGTCGACGTACTCGCCACCGAGCTGCGAGTCGTGCTTCCAGCCGTGGAAGGATGCGGGCTGCCCCTGTTTGGCGGAGCGCTCGTAGTGCTGGACCATCGCCGTGCCTCGCGGCAGGACGCGCAACGTGTCTTGGGCCATGGGACGTGGGTCTCCGGGGCTCCCGCGGACTTGCGGGGCCGAAAGCGGGGCGCTCAGGCGGCGCGGGTTACGTGTGCAGCGCGGTGACGACCATTGCGAAGGTGCCGACCGCGTTGAGTTGCGAGGTCGCCGTGTACAGCCCTGGCGGCGCCGTGATGAAGTCTTGCAGGACGTCGCCGAACGCAGTGAAGACCCGGTCACTCCAGCCTGCGCCGATGCTGATGGATCGCTGCGCCTGGTACGAGTACGCGACCAGCAGTTCAGTCTGCCCCGTCGTGATCAGCGACGCCGAGGCGATGGGGCCTGAACTCGTGTTGCTGCCGCTCGCATCAAACGGCGTCGCCGACAGGTTGGCGTACTCGGCGATCACGAGCTCAGGCCTCGACACCGAGCCAGACCAGTTGACCACAACCGTCGTGGCGCCCGCCGGGACGTTGTAGGCGACGAATTGCTGGGCGGACGTCGCCCCCACCGCCGCGGGCTGCGCGTGGTACGTGTTCACGCCGTCCGTCACGCTTGTGACGGTGGCTCCCGGGGTGGCCCACCCAACGGACACCACAAGCGCGCTGCCCTTGGTGACGCTGACGCCGAAGGCCTGCGATAGCGTCGAGGCCGACCCCGTGTTGTTGTTCGACGTGCCCTGAAGGAACGTCGGGGCACCAAAGAAGAACCCCAGTGGGAAGTTGCTGGTCTGCCCGTCCGGGTTGAGGACGTTGATATCGACTGCACCCGAGCCCCCGACCGCTGGCGTCGCGCACACGATCGTGGTGCCGTCCGAGGAGACGTGGATGTTCGTGGCCGGCTGCGTGCCGATGACGACTTGCGCGCCCGGTAGGAACAGCGACCCCAGGATCGTGATCGTCGTGCCGCCAGCGATGGGCCCGACCGCAGGCGTGACCGACGTGATAGCCGGCGCCCGCTGCGTCGAGACAGCCATGAATGCCGGGACGCGCGTGCCGTCGGTCGCGACGAGATCGACGCTGATGTCGACGCCCGTGAACTGGTTCTGGGCGGCCTGGTACATGTCCCGCTCGAGGAACTTGCCGCTCATCAGCAAGTACGGGAAGACTTGGTTCCCGACGGGCAAATGGCCGAGCGAGCCGCGTTCAAATCCAATCTTCTGGACCGCCGCGAAGGAGAGGCCCCAAGGCGTCTGCCCGAGCGTGCCGCCGGGCGGCGTGTAGCCTGGGTCGAGCGACTGGACCGTCTTCTCCTTGATCGCCATCTCCACGGCGCGGAGGATGGGCAGCACGCTTTCCGCCTGCGAGGGCGTCAGCGGCGGCAGGATGTACATCAGGTCGAACGAGCAGTCGTCCGAGTAGTAGATCGCCGAGTGCTTCGTGTACTCCGCGCCCTTGCGGTAGACCGCGAGGCAGGGAAAACGGATGTACTCGCTCGGCAGGTACGGGACGATGTCGTAGGGGTACGCTTGCGCGACCGCGTCATCGATCGGGACGGCTTGGGTGTCGAGCAGGCCGGAGCCGACCAGCGAAGCGTCGACGAGCGCAGCGCCGGGGTAGCGCCGAATGATGTACGTCCAAAAATCGAGTGCGTAGAAAAGTACGGGGTCAGCTTTCTGGAGAAGCGGGAGATCGTCGTCGTTGAACGGCTGGAGGGCGCCGGCGATCTGGAAGTTGCGGCCGTCGAGGATCGGCTGGACCACGGACTACGCCCTCGCAACGGCTTCGTTTAGGTACACCTCGGCCGCATACGCCACGACCGTCTCAGCATGAAACAGCGCCTGCGCCATGAACGGACGTGGGCTCGTGCCCGGGTGGTGAACCCGCCGCCGGAACACCGCCTGACCGTTCGCGAAAAACCGCAGCTTGCCGCCGCTGCGCGCTGAGATGTCATGGGCGCGAGTCCCGTTCTCGAGTAGGCTCGCGGCTCCGCGCGCGACGACGCGGCCGCTGTCGCCCAGGACCGTCGCCTTGATGCTCTGGCGCGTTGCGCCCGTCTGGTCCTTGAAGAGCGTGGTCGATGCCGCGCTCGACTGGGCCGCGGTGACTGCGCTGAAGAGAATGGCGCGGGAGGCCTCCACGACGGCGGCCGACGTTCTCAGGAGGCCTTCGCGCGTCTTCTCGGTGCGGACATGGGCGGTCACTTGGCCGAGTCGACGATGCGCCGCAGCTGATCGCGCTCGGCCTCTAGCGCCTTGAATTCTGCGAGCCTGGCCTCGACCTCGATGAGCCTCGCTTTCGCGTGCGCAACGAGGGTGGCGGCGCTCGGGTTGACGAGCGGCGCGACTGGAACCGGGACCGGGTAGGGCACCGGGTATGGGACGCCGACCTGGGGGTAGATCGTCCACTGGTTGGAGTTGCATGGGCAGCAGCCGATCGCGTGCCATCCGTTGCAGACGGCGCACGCGTAGCACCCGATGGTCGTCGTCTGACCCGTCCAGATGGTGTTGTTGGCCAGCACCATGTAGTCGCCGCTCATTGCATCTCTCCTGTCAGTCCGAGGCCAGCTCGGGCCGTGCTGCGGCCGCCGACGCATCAGCGGAAGTCTTTGGGGGCGCGGTGATGCTCGCGATCTCCCGCGCCACCGCGTAGGCGAACTCGCGGTCGAGCACGTGCTGCGTAAGCGCCACCTGCCCGTTTGCCGCGGTCTGGAAGCGAAGCGTGACGAAGCGCCTGTCGACGTGCGGTTCGATGACCACGCGGGGCATCAGCGCGCCGAACGCGATTCGCGCCTTGCACTCGGTGCAGGTCAGAACGGCGTGGCGTGCGTCGATCTCGCAGTCGTCGGTGTGGCCGCAGGACGGGCAAGTCATCGAAGTCATGTGACCTGCGTGCCCTTCGCCCGGAGGATGAGGTAGATGTGAAGGGCCGTTTCCTCGAAGCCAATGCGCTCGTGGATCGAGCCTCCGGGAGGCAGGCCCGGACCCTTGACGAGCCAGAAGATCTCGGTCGGGACCGAGCCGACCTGCGGGGGATCAACGGTTGCGTCGCTGAAGCCACCGGCGGGGAGGATGCTGGCTAGGTAGGCCGGGGTGATGGGGCCGACGCGGAGGTCCAGGTCGCGGTAAAGCCCACCGCTCGCGATGATGTCCTTGTTGGACACGGCGCGGACGCGGACCGGTTGCTTGCCCAGAGGCGGGGGCAGGCTGTTGGTCAGCTGGACGTCCGGGCCGCCGTTGTTGTCGACGGACGTTCCGACCCCGACGCGCTTGCCTGACCAGCGCCGCTGGCGAACGAAGACGGAGTAGATCCGCAGGCCCATGAGGCCCGCGATGGCGCGCCGCGTGTCGAGAGCGACCTTGATCGCCGACGCAAAGGTCGTGGCGGCCACCTAGTAGAGCTCCACGCGCCCGCCAGCGGCCCTCTTCAGGTTCCGGAGGTTGGGGAAGCCCACCGCCTCGCCGAGGTCGTTGCGGGCCGCCTCGCGCTGCTGGATGAGCGATTCGTGGGTGTCGCGAGAACCGCGACGCGAACCAGTCGTACTGGACGGGTAGAGCTTGGCCTCGTCGGCTTCCTGGACACCCGCGGAGACCGGGGCCACCGAGCCGAGGAGCGATTCGATGAGGGCGATGCGCGCGAGGATCTCACGCACCACCTGCTCGCCGCCGGCCATGACGACGGGATAGGCGCCGTTCGCGCCGTGGGCATTCGCGAAGGTCGCCCAGGCCGTGGTCCCGGTGAGGATCTGGACCTGGACGACCTCTTGGGCTGGGCCGACGTCGACGGTGGCGAAGGAGCCGACCACGATGGCCGGGTTGGTTGTCCCGGCGACGAGCGGCACCGCAGCGAGCGCGATGCTCTGCGTCGCGCCGGCGACGACCGGCGTCGTCGACGTGGTCGACGGGTCGATGATGTAGGGCTGGATCGCGCGGTCGAAAACCGCCAAATAGGTTATGTACGGCTCCGCTCCGATGAGGGTGACCGACACACCAAGCTGGAACTTGATGCGGAGTACCTCTTCGGGGCGAAGCGCCATCGGCTTACGAGCCGAACAGGACGCGGTTCTTGAAGAAGTAGGAGACCGTCACGTTGTCACCGGCGCCGCCGGTGACTACACCGACCAGGACCGCGATGCGGATGAACGGGAATGCCGGATTCATGCCGGGGAACCCTTGCACCCACTGCGTGGTGATGAGTGAGCCCGTGCCGGCCGCGGCCTTCGTGACGTTCGCCGCCGCGTTGACGCCGACGTAGTCCACCCACGTCGTGGCCGCTCCGTCTGGGCTCACCTGCCACTTCGGGGTGGCCGTGATGGTGCTGGTCGTCAGGTCCGTTTCGATCAGCGCGTGCAGCGAATCCCACTCGATCTGGAGGCCAGGGTTCGCGCAGTTCAGCACGGCTCCTGCGGAACTGACAGTCGTGCCCGCGGTGATCGTGTTGAGCGCGATTTGCGTGCCCTTGTAGGCCGCGAACGGCGCGGTATACGCGACGCCGGCACCGGTGAAGTTGGCCTTCTTGAGCGTGTTGGCGAAAGACATGGAACTATCCCGTCAGCGCCCCGCACCGGGCGCGTAAACTGACCTCGGGGCGACACCAAACGCGCGGGCTTTACGCCCCGGCCCGCGCGCTATTCGGTGGATTACGATGTGTGAAGCTGGACCGCGAAGCGGTTGTCGAGCAGGCCGTGGGCGCTGTACTGCAGCCACACCATCTTCGCGTGCTCGCCGTAGTTGTCGTCCGTGGAGAACTGGACCTGGGGCAGCTGCCCAAAGCCCTGACCGACCATTGACGGGCCGACGATTACGCCGGTCGTGATGTTGACCCCGTTGCCGTTTGCGGCGACCTGATTGGTCGTGCTCTCGTAGAAGTCGCAGCCTGGGATGGTGCCGATGAAGGATCCGCCGAGGCCCACCGCGGTGCTGCCGGTGATCGGGTTCTTTCCGTTCACGTCGTAGCGGAAGTACGTGCCGACGAGGGGGTCTTCCTTGATCTGCCGCGCCTGGGTGGGCGACAGGAAGCCACGGTAACGCCCGTTCGGGAAGAGCGGGATGTTCGCGTTCTTCAGGGTCTCGATTCCGCGGAAGAGCATATCCCCGTCGCAGGGCATGTCGTTCTGCGCGGTCGACTGGCTGTCGGCGGTGAAACCGTTCGGCCAGAGCGTGGTGGACCCGGATGCGAAGAACAGCGAGTAGACGCTGTCCAGCCACTTGTCGAAGTCGCGCTGCATGTGCAGGCCGACATAGTCGACGAGGCTGTGCAGGGCGACGGACGTGTCGAACTTGTCGAGCGCGAAGGGCGCGACGGCATTCTGCACGACCGCGTCGTACGGGCCGCCGTAGCGCTTGAGGGTGAGCGTTACCTGCTCGGAGCTGAGGTCGATCGGGGTGACCGAGATCTGTGTGCCGCTCGTGATCTCGCGCGATCCGAGGGTGAACCCGCCGCTGCCGTACTTCGGGCGGTTCAGTCGAACGGTGTGGCCCGGAGCCTTGCCGATCTCCGCGACCGTGGCGATCGACTGCGTCGACATGGGGTCGGGCGAGGCGAGCATGAGCCTGGCGCCAGCCTGGTACTGCGCGGCCGAGGGGCCCTGCGACTGAACGCCGCGCTGGGCGCTGATGCCCGCGAACCCCCCGGGAAGGGAGACCGCGAGGGCGCTGCCCAGGGACATCTTCGCCAAGAAGGCGTAGACGTACTGCGGCTCGGGCTGAACGAGCATGCGGGCGCTCGTCGTGTCGTAGAACTCTTCAGCAAGAGAAGCGCGATTGATGATTGCCATCCGGGGGTCCTATTCGTAGGTGCGAACCCGCCAGATGCGGGCCGTCGTTATCGTTTCGAGGCGAGTGTCAGGAGCTCCGCCTCGTTCTCGAGGACGAAGAACAGTTTTGCGGCTTCGCGCTGCGTCGGGTCGGAGATGGCCTTGATCTGCGCGTACCGCTCGGATACGGGCAGCTGGGCCTGCGTGGTCGACGGAGCCGGGGCGCCGGGAGGCGCCGTGTTCGCGGGCGCCGGGTTGGTGGCCACCGCGGCGGGCGTATCCTTGGGCTTGTCGGCAGTCGCGGGGGCGGCCGTTGCCGCTTGCGTGGCTTTGCCTAGCGCCCTCATGGCCCCGATCTGCCGAAGCTGCTCGGCCGGGTCTTCTCCCGCCAGAGCCTTGACGATGTCGCGGGTCTTGTCGTCCAGGGACTGCATCTCGAGATCGGCGTAGGTCTTGATCACACCGACTTTCGACTCGAGATCGGCCAACTTCGCCTTCGACTCGTTCGCGTCCTTTTCGGCCGCGCGCCGTCGCTCTTTCTGTCCCTGGATGTTCTTCTTCGCCTCTTGGATGGCGGAGGCTGCCGGAATGTCCTTGGGCGCCTTGACCCCGAGCTGCTTGAGCACCGATCGGCGCTCTCGCTCTAGCCGATCGCTCATGTACGGAGGGTCTTTGACGACCGTGGACGCCGGGGCTGTGGCTGCGGCCGCAGCGGCTGCAGCGGGCGTGGCTGCGGGGGTCGTGGCTGACGCGTCAGGCGTCGTCGCCGTCGTGGCTTCACTCATGGTGTCTCCGTGGCGCGCCTACTGGCGCGGTTTTCTTTGCCGCGTGGTACCGGACGCGTGGCCGTAGGGTAGTGAGCCGGGTTGGCGATTACGCTGCGGTGAAAGAGATGGCGATCTGGGCGGCGCGCTCCCATGTGGCCGTGGTGGTGGTGATGGCGGAGCCGCCGGCGGGGAGGCTGAACAGGTTCAGCGTCACGTTGCTGGAGGATACCGCCGCGCTCTGCGCGTAAATCAGCGGACCGTTGGTGGCCACGGACTGGTTGCCAGGCGCCACGTTCGGGGATCCGGCGACGCCTTGGATGGTGTACGCCTTGCCGTCACGCGCGCGGGTCGAAAGAATGGAGGCCAGCGTTGCGCTGGTCGAGACCCCGCCGTCCGTCCCGCCGCCGCCGAGAGAGACGGTGTCTGCGCCGCCTGTGTAGACGGTGCCGGAGAGATCAAAGGTGACCGTGGCGATGCCACCCCTCTCGGTGCCCATCGGGAACTCGTCGAACCGGATGCTCTTGACGTTTGCGAACTTGGTAGCCATTGGGGATAGTCCTGAAATCGCTGCTGCGTACGCGCGCGGGCGTACGGCGCCACCATGGCCACCGTCGTTTCTGCGCGTTCGGATGTCTTGTTACGTCGAGACGATCGCGCCCTTGATCACAATTTCGACGGTCTTCGTGGCTGTCAGGGCGCTGACCTGGGCGCGTAGCAGTGTGCCCAGGAGGCCCACGCAAACGCCGGGCGGGATCTGCTCTGGCTGAAGAAACTGTGTCGTGCTCAGGTAGGCACTGACGAACTTGGTCGGCGTCGTGCCGGCCGTATCGAGCACGAACAGGCCACCGGTGGAGTCGTTGCTCGAGAGGGTGATGTTGGTGATCATCAGCTTCTCGGTAGCCTTGAGCGTGTACGCCGTGGAGCCCATCGGCACGAAGACGGGCACGTTCGTCGGCGTGGCTGCGCTTGTCAGACTCAGGTAGCCGATGAACGGCGTGCCGCTTAGCGACTTGATCGCCATCAGCTGGCCTTCTTCTGTGCGGGCGTGGGCGGCGGCTTCACGGGCTTCGGTTCAGCCCAAGAGGCTTCTCCGTCATTGGGGCACGTGGGCGCGTCGAACGGCTTTCCGCAGACCTGACAGGTCTTCATTGCGCGACTCCCATGTGCATGACGTTGGTCTCGATCTGGGCCTTCGCCTCTTCGCTCTGCGCGACCCGCAGCATCTTCACGAGCTTACGGTGCTCCAGTTTCATGGCCTCGAGCCGAGCGATCTCCATCTCCAGGAAGTCGCGCCGCTCGCGCATGCGGGCGATGACGTCGAAAGGTTCTGGGAAGGCCCGCGGCGGTGCCGATGGTGCCGCCTTGGGGGTGAGTCTGCGATCGGCCGGGACGATCCTGGCTGCGGGTTGGCTCAGTGGCTCCACGTCGCCCGTCGATTCGCCATTCTCGTCGCGGCCCTCGTTGAAGTCGGAGGCCGTCAGGTACGGGTCGACGTAGGAGCACGTCTTGCCCTGGCATTTAGCCGCCAGCCGCCCCCCCTTCTGGGAGCCCGGGTCGTCGACGAGCTCGAACGACGGCGCGCCGTGCCACTGGCACAGGGGGCAGATGAACTCACGAGCCATTGGCGACCGCCCTTCTGTCCGACTCGCGGTATCCGAAGGCCGCCTGTAGCGCCTCCATTACGTCCTTCAGGCGAACGCTCTCGTGTCGCGAACGAACGCCCCACAGCGTCGTGTCCCACACGTAGCTGTATCTCGCCAAGAGCCCCTGCTGCAGCTGCAGCGCGAGGTCGGTGGTGTCCTGGGACCACGTAAGCCAGATGAAGCCCTTGGGGTCGGCTCCGGGCACCGGAACAGGCAGTCCGGGAGTCTCCATCGAGACCGCAATGGCCAGCATGAGCGCCTCGGACCAGAGACGGACCCCGATCGGTAGGGCGCCGACCTGTCCCGGGGTCGCGGAATCCAGCACGTCCACGTCGCGATCCCACCCCGGCCGGCTCGTCTTGTCAGCCAGCTTGCCCATTTCCGCGTGCAGCATCGAGAGCCACGGCGGGAGCGGTCGTCGCCCAGCCTCCTTGAGTATAGGGGAGTCGATCACGACGCCTTCTTCTGCTTTTGCAGGCCGAGCGGCGCGAGCGCGGCTGGCTTGGCGGCATTCGGTGCCGGCTTGGAGGCCCCCGCTGCGCCCGGTTTGGGTGGACCGGTGACCGACGCCATCTTCTGGGCCTGGTCAACAGCTTTCGCGGCCTTGTCGTCGGCCTCTTTGTCGAGCGCGTCGACGTACTGATCGGTGTTGCCGATCAGTA